AGCCAAATAAATTCTTTTTACATTGTCGGCCATCTTGTACACAACAGACCATTGTAAAGGTGTAAAGTCCTGAGCTTCATCTAGAATCAAGACTTCTAGCGGCGGAAACTCAACTTCGTCTATTGCTCGTTGAATCATATCTGTAAAATCTATAAAAGATTGTTTTTTGTAATGCTCATAAGTTGCTATCTTTCTACAAAACACATCTAAACTATCTTTTTTATAAGACTCTTTTTTATACACGAGCCGTGGGTCTTGTAACATGTTTCTGGCTTTATCATACACACCCAACGACCAATCTTTGTAGGTAAAGTTATCGTCAGCTAATCTTGCGTCAGAAGTTTTAATGAAACTATTTTCAAGAGCAAAGTCAATCATGCAATTCTTAGGATCAAATACCTCTTCTTCAAAATACTGCCTACAATACTTATGTAAAGTTTTAAATCTTAAAAAATCATCTTCAGTGTATTTAGGAAATGCAGCTAAAGCTCTATCCCGAGCCGTGTTAACTGCTTTGTTGGTAAAAGATATAAAAGCTATGCTTTGTGGATCTATATCTTTTTTTAGATAACCCTTCAACACTCTTTCAATAAGAGTGTGCGTCTTACCTGTGCCAGGAGGACCAAAAATCTTAATGGTCTTCTTGTATATTTGTTTCTGCTTCTGCAGACCTGAATTTTTTGTGGTGGTCATCGTCGATCTCACTTACTTTTTTAGATTTTTTAGGCTTTAACTTTGTATGACTTACAAACTCTGGCATTTCAACACACCAAACGTTTTTTTCTTTTTTAACATACTCTTTACGAACACAACCGAGCATTCGCAGAGCATCTGAGGTAGTGCTAAATATCTTTGATCCTTTTTTCTTTAGAAAACTATCTAATGTAATTTTTTTAAAGTAGCATACGTTTGTGTTGGTATCTAAAATAACGTAACCATCTTTTAATTTTTCAAATTTATCTTGTTCTATATGCGATTCAAAAAAATCTTTTAACATAGAATACTTCTCTTCCTCTAGGGTATCTGCGTAAGCATGATCTTTATTTTCTACTGCTTGTTCTACAATACCTTTCATTAATAGTTCAAAAGGACTTGGCCCTTTTCTTGGTTTAGGTAACGTCATCCAAAATTTACCATACCTTAAAAGTTTTACCCTGAAAGCCTTTTCATCTTTCATGTCCTCTGGACTTACTATAACATGTTGATTTTCATAGTCGAACTCATAATAAGTATTTTTAGGATCTCTAATATAAGTAATATTTTGAAAGTTATCTATGATTTCAGGAACTGCCTCACCGATACCTAACCTTCTTGATTTACACAAATCTTTATTACATATTGGTTGTAATTCAGGGTGTTTTGGTGGACATTGATATTCGTAACTAGACTTATGAACTGACTTAGCCAGTGCACTCACTTCGTTTCTTTCTAATGGTTTAGTAAATACAGCTAAATTTCTTTGCTGCGCTATCTCTTCAATTTGTTGCATGGACAGAGACGTGGTTTTTTTCATTTCTAAAACCAATATGTTAAATAAATAGTTATTACGATTATTAGAGGACCAACCTTCTTGTATTAATTTTTGCACACAAGGTGGGTAATGACTCCAATCAGATTCAATATCATATTCTTGTACTCTATAATTATAAAAATCTTCCGGAGATATTTTTTTTTCTTCAGCTATCTCTAAAAATCTACCTGCCATAACAGGATTATTTCTATCGTCAAACGCAAATTCCATAGAAGAATTCATGTTGAAATAAGGCATGTTTAACATTTTGTTGCATGGAAACACCTCTAAAGCTTGAAAATACTGTGTGTTGATAGCATTAAGTTTTTTTAAAACTTTGTTGGTTTCTGCCGGCTCTGATAAAAATATAAATATGTGTAAACCACCAGACTTCGACCTGACAGCTACCAAAGGTAAATTGTATTTATTTATAATATCTACATATTTTTTTTCTGAATAACTTTTATAATTATGAGGATCTACGTCTATACATCCCCAAACGCACTTACCGTTTTTTTCAGGTTTAATACCAATTCTAATAGAACCATCTAAATGCTGCTTCCATAAAGATTCAGTGACTGGTTCATGAATAGTCTGATATTGTGCGGATTTCTTCCCCCTCTCGTCGTCCTCACCCGTAAGTGAGGACTTGAGATAACAGGTATCATCTCCCGCAAATAATGTTAAAAATTTGCGGTTCATGATTAAAATACAACTTTGTCTTCTTCTTTAGTCTCGGACTTTAGTTGCTTGCTTTGTGCCGTAATTACTTCTTCCACCTTATCAAAGTCAACTTTGTTGAATATGTCAAACTCCTTAGCACTTAAATAAAAGTCCTTAGTCATTCTACATATCTCTGCATCATCAGCTGACTTAACAGGCTCTAGATGACGATCAAACTCTATGGACCAACCTGGCCAATTACCTTTGTTATTAGATTCTTGAACCGTGGTTAACCTATAGATAGTCGCCCAACTAGGTGGGTTGAAAAAGCCTTTTGAACCCTGAACTCTTTTAGATGCCATTTGAGCATTCCAAAGTTTAGACTTCTTTTTCTGTGTAGATTTCATGGTGATCAAAGCACTTTCTATTGGTACATAATCTTCATTTAAAATGTACACAAAGTGATTGCCGGTATCCTCTACGTAATTACCATTGGGTAGTCGATCCCTACCATCGTCACCTCTTGAGGTTTGCGATAGTATTTGTGGATCGATATGTATGTTAATAGGTCTGCCAGGAGAATCTCCACGGTCAGCCCACTCGTTAAAAGTGTTAACATACAAACAAGGCACAACTAGCATACCGTCCTTGCCTCGGTAGATAGAACTGGTAACTTCATTGTAGATGTCACCAACCTTAGCATCTTCGTTATACTTTGCGTCTTGTGGGTTTAAGACAGGAGAGTTACTACTTAATAATTTTAAGATAGGTAACTTCATGTCTCGTGCGGTAATGTTTTCAGTGCCTTGACCAGCGTACTGCTCAAAGTCACTGGCGACCATTACTTCTCCGCCTTGCTTCGTCTTACTTACTGCTTTCGTCATTTTTACTCCTTACTTGATAGTAGTTTTGTTTGCGACGTAAACCCCAAAAAGATCCATAGGAACCGAACGGCCTTTTTCAATCTCTGTTTTAACATAAGATTTAAGAGTCATTGGTTCCACTTTCATTTTTTGAGATACATTGAGTTTTCTTTCCACTAGCTCCTCTACAAGAGCAGTAGCTACCGCATCTTCAGATTTACCAAAGTTTAAAGAAACAATGTTTTTTATCATGTCCCCTGCATCATTCTCACGAAGCCAATCAAAAGCTTCGTCTCTCTTAGATTCAGGGATCCTAGCAGCGTAAAATTGACTGACTTTAACAGTTTTACCGTCTTCAGTCTTAATCATAGATACGCCAGCTTCTTGCATCAGATTAGGAATAACTTCTTCAGAAATAGTTTTTTCTTCTTCCTTAAGATGTTTTAGAACTTCTTCCGTTTTTTCTATTTCTTTCTGAGTCTCTAATAACTTGTTGCAAGATTTAGAGATGTCTTTCAACTTCCCTGTGTCTACCGATAAGGCAGATTCTGCTTCTAAGTCCATAGGACCTCCTATATAATTTATAGAAACTAAACAATAATATTAATATATTGCATTGTCAACAAATAAATACTATTATTCCTATAAATTATTAGAAAAATTGGAGCTAATATGGAATATAAGTATAAGACCGAACCCTTTGAACACCAGAGAAAGGCTTTATCTGAGGGCGCAAACAAGCATAATTACGCTTACCTCATGGAAATGGGCACAGGAAAAACTAAAGTTTGTATTGATAACATGGCACACTTGTGGCTACAAGACAAAATATCTTTAGTTTTAGTTGTTGCTCCTAACTCAGTTTACCAAAATTGGAAAACAGAAATAGAAAAGCACTGTCCTGTAGAAACTAATATACACGTTTACAAGATAGATAAAAACAAAAATTTTAAAATAGACGTAGAAAAGTTAAATTTTTTGCTTATAAACGTCGAGGCTTTTAGCCATAAATCAGGATTTGATTTTATTAACCCGATCGTTTACACCCATTGTGACGAAATGTGCATGGTGGTTGACGAGTCTACTACCATTAAAAATAGGAAAGCAAAAAGAACTAAAACTATAATAGAGGTAGGTCAAAACGTGGTTTATAAACGTATTTTGACTGGCTCTCCAGTAACGAAATCTCCGTTAGATTTGTTTAGTCAATGTCAGTTTTTATCTAATGCCATACTAGGAACTGATAATTATTTTGTTTTTAGGGCAAGGCATTGCGCCATGAAACACATAGCTTTGCCAGGCAGAAACGTGCAGATACCCCTAATAACTCATTACATGAATCTTGAGGACATAGAGCATAGACTTAAAAATTATTCTTATCGAGTTAAAAAAGAAGAGTGTTTAAAGCTGCCAGACAAGATATATCAAAAAAGATTTGTGCAGTTGAAAGGAGAGCAGTTGGCGGTATATGTTACTCTAAAAAAACATGCCAGAGCTTTATTTGAGGATCAAGAAGTAAGTTATAATAATAAGTTAACTGAAATAATTAAGTTGACGCAGGTCTGCAATGGTTTTTTAAAATCAGATGAAGGTGTCATATCAGATTTAGGCAATGCAAAATTGCAAGAGCTTTTAAATATTTTAGATGAGCTAGATGGTAAAGCTATAATTTGGGCAGATTACATACACAATATAGAACAAATTAAAGAAAAATTAGATAAAGTATATGGAGAAGGCAGTAGTGTTACCATATATGGTGACGTTTCTATACAAGACAGAGAAAAAGCCATCAAAGACTTTCAAACATTAGACGAGGTTAGATTTATTGTGGGTAACCCTACCGTGGGTGGGTATGGTTTAAACTTAACTAAGGCATCCACTGTCATTTATTTTTCAAATAATTTTAATCTAGAAACTAGACTTCAATCAGAAGACAGAGCTCACCGCATAGGGCAAGAAAAAAATGTAACTTACATAGACATCATAGCTGAAAAAACTATAGATGAATTTATAATTAGTCTTTTAAATAAAAAATTAAAGATTAGTGCGGAGACTTTAGGTGAAGAAGTTTTATCGTATTTATAGGTAAATTTAGGGGGTACTAACGGGTCGGGTAACCTCTAAAAAGCTCTATATGAGCCTCTCAGGAGCTCGTTTTTTTCATGATTTTGCGAAAATCTTGCATTTTCTCCAACCATTTGTCTTCATACTCTTTTAACATGGTTTCGCTCATAACGTACTTTTGAAACACTAAATCTTTGGTGCATATTAAAATTAGACCTTGACGTATGTCTCCATACTGTAATTTGTGAGCCAAAGAGTAAGCACCAATTTGGTAAAAATAATCTTCAATCCATTCTTCTCTTTTAGGTTTATTGCTTTGTTTAAAATCTGCAATTGTAGGCTTACTCGCATATTCACATATTAAATCTGAAGAGCCAGCCCATTGATCTTTATATGCTAAACTTACTTCAGTTCCATAAACTCTAGAAAGATCTTGTAAATTTTCAATAATGGTATGAGCCATCATTCTTGGAAGACTTCCCTCTTTAGATAAATTAAAATACCCCTGACCATTCATATACTGTTCTAAAACATAGTGCATTTCTGTGCCTCTAGTTGCAGCCTGGCTCGTGATTCGTGCGGCTTCTTCATGGCCTATTCGATCTCGCCACCTTTGAAGTCCTTGTTTTTTTTCTTTAGACTGTGTGGTGGTTAATATAGTAGTAACACTAGGAACTTTTTTGCCATCCACATCGTAAGTTCTAAAATTGTCGCCATCGTCTCTACTGTAAAAACCGTAATTAAACTTGTTATCTTTTATAAAATCACTTACCGTAAAAACTTGGTCATTTCTCGTCAATATCATTTTTTATATCTTTATTATATTTTATAATTTCTGCGATTATACTAAGGTCCACCTCATAATACAAAGCGGAGCATCTTATGGCTTCAACGTCTTTTGGAAAACAAGGTCCGCCAAAACCCCGATCTTTAGTGACAAGCGTGTGGCTGGCATTTATTCTTTTATCTAAAGCAACACCTTTACGAACATTATCAAAATCTATGCCTGACGCTTTACAAAAATCATAAACTTGATTGAAAAAACTAACTTTTGTCGCTAAAAAAGCGTTTCTAAAATATTTAACAGCTATTAGTTCTTCTGGGTCTGCTGTTATTATGTGAGGGCAACTAGGAAATATTTCTTTAAACAATTTAATCCAAAACGATACTTCTTTTCCTCCAATCATTATGTGTTCTTGTTGGCGAATGTCATCCAAAGCTTTGTCTGCTCTTAAAAATTCAGGAGAGTATGCAATTTTTTTGTCAAACTTATCATTAATATATGACCAGCCCTGCACTGATATGGTGCTTTTAATTAATATAGGCACATCAGGGCAATCTTCTAAAACATCTGTTACGTGAAGCATGTTACAAGCACCGGCAAGACCTTTTGGTGTTGGCACGCAAATAACAACAGCGTCTACATCCGAACTAATTTTTTTGTCGTAATGTTTTGGATCTATTATTTGAGTTTCGTGATAGTTTTGTAAAACAGCAGCGTAGGCTCTACCTACGTGACCGTAACCAGCTATGCCTATTTTCATTATTGTCCTAGTGGATTATCGTCTTTAAGTATATCGTAAACTTTAGCTAATTCTCTTTCCATCCAACCAGCTAGTTTATCTTCCATATCTTTCATTTCTACATCTAATTTTTCAATACCTTCGTACAATTCTGTGGTAGATTTGTTGTTAAACTGAACTCGTTCCTCAACTGCAACCAGTCTTTCCTGTAACTGAGAAGTATCTGTTGCCACAAAATTTTTAACGGCTTCTTCTGTATGTTCCACTCTCGTAGCTAAATTGGCGACCCAATAGACTGTTGAACCTATCGGCACTATCGCCCCCAAAACTAGACTCAAAAGTAATCCCGACGAGATCGTAAGAGTTTTGTTCATAAATCATCTCCTGTTGTATGGACAACGTTTCTGTTATTTTAATCGTATCTTGCATAACTTGCAAATATACTGCTGGTAACAATATTTGACCCAAAGAATCAACGCTAATTACCTTAGATTTAGTTTCGCTTTTAGTTGTTTTAGCCACAGTTTTAACCTTTGGTTTAGGCTTATCTTTTTTGACGGTGGACTTTTTAGAATCATTTTTCTTTTTAGACTTGTCGTTTTTAGGTTTACTTTTTTTGACGACTTTACTTTCATCACTTTTGATTTCGGTTTCGTCACTGTTTGATAACTCGCTTGTTGCATCAGTTTCATTCTCTGTTGTTGTCTCTTCTGATTCATTTAATGTGCTCTCCGTATTTTCTATTTTTTCTTCATTAATGCTTTCATCTATCTCGGGTACTTCTATTTCTACAATTTCTTGAGTTACTTCAACCTCAGATACGGGATTTAAGTCACTTACATCAGGAAGTTCAACTGATGTTATAGGGGCAACTACAAGTTCAGGCATATCTACTTCAACAGGCACATCAATAGTGGTGGGGATATTTACACTAACAGGTGTTATTTCAATAATTGGCTGTTCTAATATTATTTCATTAGTAACAGACATTTCTAAATCAAGTCCGCCAACAATAGAGTTGGTTATCTCTTGCTCAACTATTTGTTCTATTACGGGCTCAACAATGACAGTTTGTTCTATTACGGGCTCAACAATGACAGGTGTAATTACAACAGGTTCTACTATCGGAGCTACATATTGTTCTGTGGTTACAGTAAAATTCAAATTGTCGATGATAGGCCCATACCAGTTACTGCTGTTACCTGTATCATTACCCGTGATTGTCAGATTAAGTGAGGTATCGTCTGTATTGAAATCGCCTGTTACATCTTTAGTAAAAGAATAGCTTTCCCAGCCATCTTCATATGGCACAGCTACAGATTCAGATATTACCTCTATTTCAGTTGCACTTTCAATGGTAATGGTAGACACCACCGTATCATCAGCCCCAGCATTACACCATTCACTGCCTGAGTTACCACAACCGATGGAATCAAAATTCATATTAATTTCTTTAATTAAATGATTTTCCGGTAAACTGGATGTATCAACATCTTGACTTATGTTACCACCTTGATACCTAAATCTTACACTTTTAGATGCTGAACCAGAATAAGTCGCAGGGTCTCTTTTGACCTTATCTTGGTTATTATCAGACAACTCCCAGCCATTGGTATCAGTTGTAAAATTTGGATTATTGAGTAGGTTGTCCGTAGTCGTTGACTCGGCGTGGCTTACTGATATTGATGCGAATGCCAGGAGCATCCACAAGGTTACCTTGTTCATCTAGTTTTACCATCCCTCTTTCGATGTAAAGTTTTTTTGCTTCTTCTCCTATTTTACCATCAATCGGACATGGAGAATTTGAGTCCCACATGGCTTGCCAGACCCGTGGATCTTGACACAAGATTGCAGTGGCAGAAACACGAAGTCCTAGTTGAGCCATGGCCCTACTTAGCTTAATGCGTTCACACGTCTTATCAACGACATGTATACCCGCTGAAGCATTGAATAAGCTTGTGCCCAATGCGCCTGACCTTACGACCACACACACATCGCTACCTCCACCTATTGAAACCGATGGCGATATGGCAGAAGCTGGTGGTTGATCCTTGTAGTAAATATTGCTATCTGCAGCGAAGCTGTCGGTGACATACAGTAATAACCAAGCTGATGCTAGTATTGTAATTAAAGTTGTCCATTTCACTTCATTTTCTCCAGAATAGTATCAAGTTTATTAGAGTTTTTATTGACTTGATCTTTTATGTACCTTATCTCTACCTCCATCACTTGAACTTTATCAACTTTAGTTTTGATAAGTTCTTGCTCTTTCACTAAGTCATTAATTTTAGCGGTAGACGTGCCCCAAGCTATGCCTATTAAAACAAAAGGTGAAATTATATAAATTACATTTTTAGGATCTATTCGCATCGCTCCTCCCTTGTCTTTGTGCTAATAATGAACCTATTGGATCATCCGGAAAAATGCTTTCATAAGTTAATTGATCACCTTCATTTTGTCGTGGGGGTGGTACCATAGGTGCAGGTGATGTAGGAGCCTCTGGCACCGTGGCAGGTGGCTCTTGTGGCTCAGGTGCCGGTGTTTGTGCAGGTGGTGGATTAGGACTGTTGTACTCCTTTTCTTTTCTTTGCCTAGACCTTTCAAGAGTTTTGTAAGCATCTTGTATTTCTTGAGGTAATAACCTCCTACGATAAATGTCAGGAAACATTCTTCTTTGTAATCTAGGGCTTAAATCATCGTAATCAAAATCTGCTTTTGGTACAAAAGTAGGACCCTCGTTTAACAGTCTACTTATTTCTTCAAAAGTAATCTTGCTAACATCTACTCTAGACGGTTTATCAGCTTCTTTCTGTTCTAATCCGGGAGGATCGCCGAATAATTTTTCTAATAGGTAAGCAGTAGAAACTCTTTTTCTTGGCATTACATGATCCATGATATAAGTACTTTGAATGTCTTTAACTCTTTGTTCTGGCGATGCGATATCTAACAAAGCTCTTGCAGCTTTAGGGTCTGCAAGAAATCTTCCTAATTTACTTAAGCCAACTATCGATATAACTGTTGCAGGTAAGCCTATACTTCCTATTGAAGCTCCACCAATTAATAATTTTGTTGGATCTAAAATACCACTAAGACCTTGTAAACCTAACCTTCTTGTTAAGAATTGAGAAGTGTTGCCCGGTGCAGCACTTTCAAGTTGTTCAAACACTTCAGTCATTTTTTTCAAAGCATTTAATTGTGTGTCTGCTTCTTTTACAGTTCTACCTGATTGTATAAACATTTCTTTTAGAGCAGCTTCACCCCCTTCATCACCCAAGCCTAAATAATTTTTAAATTTAGTTACGTTAAAGTCACCAGCTTTTTCAGGAGAAAAGTCCAATACATTAAAGTTAATATCGTCTTTTATTTTTAATATTGAGTCTGGTTTAAATGACCTTGCTACTGAAAACTCTTTAGCCGCTGGATTCAAATCCATACCTCTAACAAATTCTGGAAACTCATCTAAACGTTTGTAATCTGTAACTCCTGCTTTTTGAGCTTTTGCTGTTATCTCTTGTATGCTTAAAGCTTGCGCACTCGGTGCGTTGGTAAAAGCTTGAGCGTAAGCGTCAAATAAATGTCTAGACGTCATTCTCTCCATGGTAGTTTGACCTATTTGACGTAAATTATACCTTTGACCAGGTCCAGAAGTTAAATCTTTAATATCTCTTTTAGGATTTTTGCCACCAAGTAACCCTGCGAAATCTGATATAGTTTGAGCATCTTTGCTTCTAAAAACAACTTTAGAAAGATGGTTAAACATACCTGCTGGAGTTACTTTTTCTGAGCCAGATATATCAAACAATGTTAAATTAGTAAATAAATCGCCATCCTGAGCTTTTAAAGCTCTAGCTACCGCTGCGTCATTAAAAGGCATAACGCTAGCAAAGAAAAAACCATCTCCCATTCTCTGCGACTCATAAAAAGATTTTAAATCAATTTTTGTTTGCATACGTGCACTGGCAGGAATATTTGCTCCATCCATAGCTTTGTTAAAAGCAACCTCTCCTGCGTCAAAAAATCTTAAATCTTTTTCTAACGCAAATTTTATGTCAAATAAACTGGTTAACTGTTTTCTAGAAATTTTATCTGCTCCTTCTCCTATGGCTTTATTAATAATTCTATGCAGATCAAAGAATTCTGCCCCACTTATATAAAGAGGTGATATTTCGTCTGCTGCTCGTGCATCAGCACGAAATCCATCAAGTCCAGATGCTAAATCATCTAAAAAAGTTCCTTTACCAGCTAACCTTCCAGCTTCAGTTGCTCCTACACCAAACCCTTCACCTTTTATAAATTGAGGTAAGTTGCTAAATTCTTCTAAAGCTTTTCTTGCTGCTCCTAGAGAACTGTTCATTGGTATGAGCTTTTTATCTTTTAAAGTTTCAAAGTTGTCTAATTTTAATTTAACGTTTTCATAAAGACGGTCTATCATGCGGTAGTTTTCTTTGAAGTTCTCTGCCATTACATTCCTTAACTGATAGCCAAATAAATTAGCGTGTTGTACAGGACCGAAAGCTTTAATGTGTTCTAAAAAATTAGCACTTATTCGTTTTTGAGATTCAGCAAATTTTGGTGCGTAACCTCTAGAAGCACCGGGTAATACCCCTATGGTTCTACCATAACTGTTGACTAATTTACCCATAACAAAATCAGTATTAGCTAAAGCTGCTAAACTTAAAGTATCTTCTTGACCAGCATTAATTGCATATTTAAGTCTTCTTTTAGAAACCTCTCCACCAGTTCCCGTCAAAAACTTGGCTGCAAACTTGCCCATGGGTATCAAACCATAAGACAATATACCCTGTGTTCCTAAACCCCAAACTAAAGATTGAGTGTAATCATCCACTGCTCTGGTCAATATTCTTTCTGTTGGAGTTAGAGCATCAAAATCTCTTTTGTTTAAATCTTTTAAATCTAATTGTGAGGTGATGGCTAAACTTTTGTTAAAGTTATCTAAATCATACAACCCTCCACCAGCCACACCACCGACAGGAGCTACAAAAGTTAAACCTTTTAACTCAGCTTTTGTAGCTTCAGTCAATCCATATTTTCTAGCGACCTTAGCTTGTGCAGGTATTCTACTTAAAGCAGGTAGTAAACCCAAAGATACTTTATCTAAAAATCCTGTGGTCAATTGAAATACTTTACCTATACCACGAGGTGCTTTACTCATTCCTTTAAATATTTTACCTAAACTTTGCGAAGTGCTTCTTGTTTCAATACCCAGTTTTTCTTTCAACGCTTGTGGTGCTTTAGTTCCAAAACGAGTACCAAATTTTTCTATGTCCGCTTTTATGGCTTTGTTGTTTTTACCCATATAGCCAAGGTAAGCTGTCGCCTCTCCACCTAACACTGCGTAGTCCCTTCCCTCACCTTGTTTTGGATCAAAGCCTGCTTCTGCTTCTGCAGCTAAATAATCTCTACCGACAAATATTTTATCTTCTATGGCTTGCACACTTTCAGGACCTGTCAAGATCCCCTCTTTTAAAGCTTGATCAATAACATTTCTTTCTTCAGTGGATAATTTAGTTACATTTAATCTGTTCTCATCAATTGCTTTTTGTAAAGTAGATATGTCCATTTATCTTCCTCCTCTACCTCTAGTAACTGGTCTAGCTTTTTCTGTTTCTTCTCCTTTTTCTGGAAGAATTTTATCTTCTAAATCTAAATTATCAATTCTATCTTTAGTGTCGATATCGCTTTCATCAGGAATTGTTTCTGGTTGAACAGTGGTGTCAGGAGCACCTGGATCAGCACCTTGCAATTTAAACCTATTGTACCTAGTATCCTTAATAACATGATAATATCTATGTTGTTTGTTAAGTAAGGTATCAATTGATTGACCACCGTCAATAGATTCTTTAAGTTTATCCCTATACTTTCTAAGCATATCCTCTAATAATTTCTCATAATTACCCGTTATTTGAGCTGGTGTTTTTCCAAAAGTTACTATTTCTGTATTCTTAGCCATTTCTTCTAAGTCATAAACAGTCAAACGATCTTTTTCTTTGTAAACGTTTGCTAACAAATATTTCATACGTGTTTCTATAATCTCTAACCTAGAAATCATTTTAATAATGTCATCGCCTGATATATATTCAGGTAAACCTGTTTCTGAATTCTTTATCTCATAATTTTCACCTACTTTATATCCTTTATATTCAGTAACTTTACCAGCATCTACCTCCTGTATTCTGCTTAAAGCTTTTTCTTGCAGTGCATCACCATCAGCTAAGTTTTTTTGTAGCTTCTTGTAAGCATCTCGTCCTTTCTTTTTCAATTCTAGAGAGGCTTTATCAGTGCCTGTTATGTTCAACCAAGCGTCTTTTTCCCCGTTCGGACCGACTATTTTACCTTTGTCTAAAATTTCATTTATAATCCTATCTCTACTTGAATCTATATTACCGTAACTCTTAGCATTTATTTCACTAAACTGGTCTATACTTTTAAAAATTTCAGATGGAACACCTAGTGCTTTTTCTACAACTTGCCTAATCGCACCACCACTAGAAGTTAGGTTAGGGAAATTTCGCATAATGTTTAAAACATCCTCAATGTTTACTATACTTTCATCAAGTTTACTCATCATAGCCAATTTATCTAACAAGACGTCATCATCAGCAACTGGAATATCTTTACCGTCAGCTATTGCAGCTTTAAAAGGTGCGTATTCTTCTGTATCAAATATAGGATCATTTAATTTTACATAAGTTACATCGCCGTCTGGCATTTGTACTTGCACTATAGTCGATCCAAATTCATCTTTTCCAGCATTAAAAGTTTTGTAAGGAATATACTGATTACTTGGGTCTGAAACAAGTATTCTGCTATCCAAATTTTTTGGTTTAGAAGCTTTTCTTATATCGTTAAGATACTTTTCTTTTTCTTTTAAATAATCTGTAACAGCATCACTTCCGCTTATTAAATTGTCTCTTTGTTCTTTTAAAAGAGCTTTCATATCTTCATCTAAAGTTGCGTCTAAATCTCTTTGATATTGCATATAGTCGGCAGCTAAACTTGCTCTAGTTTGTTTTTCTTCTTGATAAAGCTGTAGCATGTCCTCTGAATATATTGTACTAGCTCTTGCCGCAGCTTCTGCAAAACCCGCCATGCCTGTTGCATTAGTAGGTGCAGACAAGTTGTTGAAAAAATTATAAGCTGCATAATTAGCTGTTTCATTTGGTAAATCTAAGCCAGCATTTTTTCTAAAGTCATCATAAAATTGATCAAAGGATTTTCTTTGTTTATTATTTAATTTAGCTTTTTCAATTTCTATTAGTCTATTAGCTTCTTCGTACCCCTCTAAAAAATTAAAATAGTCTTTTTCTGGTCCTGCGGGATCACGATCATCTTTGAGTTTATTGTCTAGCTCCTCATTCTCTGCTAAGTTTGATAAATAATTTAAAGTGCCGCTATCTCCGCCTTCTATTCTTTGTTCTATGGCATCACTAACCTGTTTTATAGACTTTTCATTAATTTGACTGGCAGGAGTTAAATCATCGCCAACATCAAATCTAACTTTTTGGTTAAGCTCTGCTTTTTTTTGCATGGCTTCAGTTTCTAACTGTTCTTTCTCTGTGATTTTAAGAAGTTCTTTATCCAAAACCTCTTGAAAAGTTTCGCGTGTATCCTCTTTGGTGAGATTTCTACCTGATCTTCTAGCGTCTGTTACTTTCTCTGGATCAGGAATACCTTTTTCTTTTGTAGCGTAATAACTGTCACCTACTTGTATATAATGAGAGTCTTTAAGATCAGAGGGTTTTGTAGATCTTGTTACTTTCTCTGATTCAAGAGAATAAGGATATTGAGTCGCTAAAGTCGGGTCAGACAATACTTTTTGTGCAAACTGTGGACCAGGTTTATTACTTGGTATAAATTCGGAACCTATTCCAGCTATTAAACCTGTAGCTATAGCTCTTCCTGCTCTATTATAACCACTACCAGTTGAATCTATAAAATTTGCAAGTCTGTTAATAGCTTTGCCTTTTAATCCAAAACCTTTTACAAGTTCTGGAGTAAATAAACTTGAAATACCAAGTTCACCAACACCTTGTACCACACGTTGTTGTGGTTCTGCAGCACCATACATGCTAAACGAACTATCTTCTGGCCTGTCTATACCTCTAAGACCTTGTGCCACATCAAAAGCACCACTTGCAGCAAAACCTAAGTCCGCTATGCCTGCAGTTTGCACTGCTCTTTTACCTAAAGCTTTTCCTGTGCCACCTGGTTTTAAACCTCGATAAGCGCCAGGTCGCATGACTCCACGACCTCTCATGATGTTTTGACCAGTTCTAACTAAAGCAGGTAGACCGTAACGTAAAGCTGCACGTCCCGCCATCATTACTGCTGGTGCTAAGAAAAAAGCCATTACCCCATCACTCCTGTGCCAGCAAACAGATTAGGTTTATTTGCAGTTAACACTTTACCTACTTGACCAATAGTTTGTGCATACGGATTAGCTCCGGGAGCCGAGGTTGCTGTCACTTGACTCGATGCAGTTGGTAGTGCCGTCATGATACCTTTTTGGAATTCAATACGTTGATAAGGCTCATAAGCTCTAGCTATGTCAGTTTGTCTTTGACGATCTAAAGCTGCTTGTGCGATACCTCTTTGTTGTGCTCCCACACCCATTTGTTGCTGTATATCTTGAGCTTGCATTGCTTGTTGTTGCGCACCCAACCCAACAAACTGTTGTCCTATGCCTTGTTCAGCACCTGTTCTAAATTGTCTGTCTGACATGGCAGCACTCAAAGCGTTACCAAAAATACCTGCTTGAAGCTGTCCTATTTGGCCTAATCGGGCTCTTTCTAGTTCTGCTGATGCTACTCCCTCTCTACCACCACCAAACGCTCCAGATCTTACTGCATTTGCACTTAAGGCATCTTGACCCATGGCCGCTTGTCTATTAATTTCGTCAATAGCAAATTGACTATACGGATTTAAAAAAGATTCAATATTTAAAGGTGCGCGTGCTGCCGCTTGTGCCGCTTCAGTTGCAGCAATACCTTGTTGTAAAGCCGGAGTTCCTACCCCTGTTTCACCAGCTAAAGTAAAAGCACCTTGTTCTAAAGCTGTGGGTGCTGCCACTTCATAAGCTGGTATGTTGATCGGCTGAGAAGTTAAATCTGCTGCTGTATCAAATAAGGCTAATTTTCTAGCTTCTATCTCTGGAGCTTCACGAGCAAATGTAGTTGTGGTATCTGGTGTGGTAGTTCCACCCCCACCACCACCGAAGTATTGTGTTAAACCAGTTTCATCATTAACTGTGCCACAACCACCATGTGCAATAAGAAGTTTTCTTTCGTATTCGTTTACATGAGCTAAATGTACATCTTCTGGATGTCCGTGAGCCGTGATTTCTTTATAAAGCTGTTTAAACAACTTTATCTTTTCTTGCATATTTAATTGTTTTGTATCAATACTCATAATTCTTTCTCTATTTGTACATGTGTCTTTACATACCCTTTGTGTTTTAAAACTCTTTCCCATCCAGGTCTTGCAAACACCTCCATTTTCTTACAACCCTGCTCCTTTGCCCATGCAGCTATATCATCAATGTGATGAAACCACCTTTTATACATTACGCCTGTGGTGATTTTAATATCACAGACTTTAATTTTAGGGTAGTTTCGTACTTCAGTTACAACCGAGGCGTACACTTTGTCATTGTCTCCAACTATCAACCAAAGTTGAAATGTACCTTTCTTGCATGCCGCTAATACATCTTTAGCATCAAACCCTCCGTTTGTATCGCATGCCAGCTGTATCATTTCTACTGCCAAAGGCCACACTTTTTCTACATCATTTTGATTAAATAATACAATTTTAGTTTGCATTAACTAAGTCGTAAATCCTTTTCATTTGATCTTGCTGATTGTAAAAAAATTTAGCACCTTTACTACGCATATCTTTAAAGTCCTCAGGATTTGCACCTGACATGATGCCTGCTCCAAGAACAGCATCTGCACGAGAAACAAACTCACCATCAGCGAGTTGTGCTAACATAGTGTCTGTATCTTTATCACCTGTGCCAGAGCCGTCTTCAACATAACCTTGCGCTCTAACATAATTATTAATATCATTTTCATCGTGTTCCATTTTGCTAGGTAAGTAATTTACACCACCTTCATTGAAAGCTGCTATACCTCCCTTTGCTCTGTAAAGAACATTACTTGGAGTATAATCATAAATATCTGTCACAGGCTCTCCCATTACTGGCGCTCTGTCTGTAAGACCTTTTAATTTTTCTAAGTTTTCTTGATACATTTCAGCACTAGGCCCCATAGGACGATTTAATTCTGGTTGAACTTGTGGTGGTAAACTTTGTGGAATTATAGAAGATCCTATACCATAACCTATTAAAGCTTGGTTATCCATTAAAGCTTTACCAAACTTAGCGCTATCTCCTAACAAATTAGCCATGACACCAGTGTTTCCTGTTAAACCCGTGCCAATAGTATTAGGTGAAAATTTAGGAGCACTTGTTCCTGCTGCGCTTTTCAAAAGTGCATCTGATCCAAAGCCTGTTGGAGTTGAAGTAACAACACCTGCCCCAGGCCCACCTGCAGCTATGGTGTCCGCTAAAGGAGCAGTTGTTCCTGCCTTACTTAAATATTCACCTAGTTTGCCAGTAGCCGTAGCTCCAGCACCACCGAGTAGTCCTGCTTTTATAGAATCTCTAGTGGATGCCCCTAATAATTTAGAGGTAAGAAAACTAGACAGACCTGCACTTATGGCTGTACCAAATGTGCCTGCCCCTGCAGATGTTAATATTGCATTTATGCCGAGAGATATTGGATCAATCATTTCCCATTTCAACTCCTTTATAAGCTTATAAGGACTAGTTTACCCTTATTCTGTAGCGCTATCAACACCATCACAGGGTTTCATTTCATCCCACAAACGTCCTGTATATTGAAATTCACCAACGTGTGTAATGTAATCCATAATGTAACAGTAACATTTACCACCGGTGTTACGCCACAACCTACAAAAAGCAAAGTCTTCACCTAAAAAACGTTTGTTTTTTGCATCATAATAAGTGTCAAAAAAGTTATACAGATAAGGTTTTTTCTGTAATTTACCGTCAATTAAACTTTCTTGGTGTATCTCCATGTCAGGATATGACTTTATCAAAGTATCAAAAACTTCTCGTTTAATAAGCATACAGCCAGTGGGTGCATGGGTGACTTCAATTACACCCTCACCCTCTATCTTAATGGCCTCACTATCTTCTAATCGTAAGGGATAAGTATTACAATTGACATGTGCTTCGTGAGCCGTGGTCACATCACCATGTAATATTTTTTGAATGAGCCTATCAAACTTAATATCTTTTAAAGGATAAGGCACAGAGATGACGTCCTTGTCAGCCTCAAGCATACTCCATATGCTGTCAGAGGAAAACGCAATATCTGAATCTATAAAAAGCATGTGTGACATTTCGCTTTTTAAAAAAGAAGCAGCACATAAGTTTCTGCCCTGCGTTACCAGTGATGATTTTATCATTTCAAAAACAACTTTAATACCTTTTTCCATGCAGTTTTTTTGAAACTCCAACATACTTTGTGTGTAATGTATGGATACTTCACTATGGACAGGTGTGGCCACATATATACTTATGTTTTTGTCTTCAAGCCATAAAGGTTTACTTGGGTCTTGCATCTAAAGCACCCTCTAAAAAAATAATCCACTGCACTGCTTTTTTGTCCCAGTGGTAAAACCTTTTTGTGTACTCTTGTTGTAAGCACAAATGATCATATATAAAATCTTCATGCAAATGATCCATGCCAACTTTGATTGCATGAGCAAAGTTTTGCGCTAGTTTAGTGTAATTGTCAGTGTAATTCACATATATAGGAAATTCAGCACAAGTTTCAAACAACGCGCCATAGTTTGTTACCACACAATATAGACCTGCAGCCATGGCTTCTAAAGCTGATATGCAAGATGTTTCTTGCCAGATGCTAGGGTAAGCAAACATATGATAATCACTTAATTTGTCCAAAATAACCTCGTTTGGTTGATATCCGATGTAGTTAACATTTGGTAATATTTTTGCTTGATCAATTAATTTTGACCAATCGTCTTGATTATTTTTGTTGAATTCTTCCCCGTATATCTCACAACTACTGTATACATCTAATGTAATATTTTCATCTTTTAAATATTGCATGGCTAACAAAAGCACATTTAACCCACGCCAAGGAGTTGGTTGAAACACTAATCGTAGTGTCTCGCCTTTTTTGTACCTTCGTAAGTGTGGAAAGTGAGTAACGCCATTTTTTATAACATGACACTTTTCTGTTGGTACGTCATAAAGCATTCTATACTTTTCATAATTCCAATGTGAATTGAACACATACCAATCGTAAACGTCATGGTTTCTTTTATCTTCGAAAAAAGGTTTTATATTAGGCTGGTCGTAACTATTTTTTTGCCATAAGATATTAATCTTGTTTTTATCTACGGGCACTTTACCCGGCACTGATGTACAGATTTGAAAGTTGTCTAACAGGTTTTTATCTACATACTTATGTAAAAACTCTAATTGTAGTTCTGTGCCACCTTTAGGCTCAATCATTCGTCTCCCCAAACAAATCTAATTTTGGAACTATAATAGTAACATCACGTTGAATATCTTCTTCTTTAGTAGAAGTGTTCGGATCTTTTATGTCCTCTTGAGCTTGTTCCTCTGAGGCATATTCAAGACCTGACTTTTTGTTTGTGATTTTAGTTTTTGATTCACAATCTATAGTAATCGTCATGGCTGTATTTTAACCATTTTCTTGCGATCTGTCTAATTGAGCGTAGGAGATTACTCCAGACAGTTTCGCAGCTGTTTCTGCAGTCATTTTTAATATATCGCCTTCTTCTAATACTAACGTATTGGTAATAATATCGGTCGTGCTTGTAGCAGCAATGTCTTGATTACCAATGACATGCGTAGCTGATGCAGAAGTATCTGTTAGTTTTGTGGTCAAAGTCACTGCACTACTGTGTATGTTGACTGCTTGTATTTGTTTAATTAATAATCTTGCGTTGCTAGGTGCAGTTAACACCGAAGTTTCGTCAGTATTTGCCAGGGTGAAACCTTGATTTTTATATTGAATAGTCATGATATAAACCAGTTAAAAGCATCTTGCTCATTTTTTAAATCAGTTTGAAAAGAAAAATTTAGTTGATTTTTTAGAGTATTTAAGGACTCAAGTATTTGTCTTTGGTTACTAACATCGTACTCATCTTTAGGTTCGGGTATTGTTACAATTATTTTTGCCATTATCTTCTACCGTCTGGTTGTATGTCTGCTCTAAAAGAACCAAATCTCCAGTTCTCATCAGTTGTGGTGTTTTCTATTCTTAAAGCCACCAATCGACCTCTAGTTCTAGTGTCTATTTTTTTAGTTGATGATGTTACTGTAAAAGGACCTAGAAGTGAACTAGCTTTTGTTTCACTTGGAAAATCTTTTATCTTTAAAGTAACAGTAGCGTTACCGCTTAAAACTTTAAAATCTGGTATAAATCTTTTTACTTTCATCATAAATTCGCCTTGTCCGCCATCTACAAAAGCAAAATCACCAGATTCGATAAACGCATCAATGCTGGCAGTAGCGTTACCATTTTGATCTGATTGATTAACACCTTTTTCATGTTGATAAGTGGTTGTTGCACCATTGGTTGTGCTTACACCTTGAATGGTTGGAAAGGTAGGCGCAGTAGAAGATGCAAACTCTGTCGCTATCGGCTTGTCAAATAAATACTTGTCAGCATAAGTTGTTCTAGCTAACGAACTGGTAGTCCATACCCCTTCTCTATAGTTGAACGTAACACATCTATCAATTGAATTTGAACCTGCTTTAGGGTAAAACCAATTTATTTCCGTGAAAAGAGAATTATAATTACTATAAACTATTTCACCTGAGTCATAGTTAATACCTAAGTCGTCGGTATTAACATTCGTAAACACAAAATCTTCTACTGAACATGGTAAGCGTTTTACTGTGCCGTCAAACACAAAAAAGCCTCCAGATTCACCCATCCAATACACAGCACCATCTACATACACTAGGGCATGTTGACCAATTAAACCGCAGTTAGAACCCACCTGTTGAATACTAAAAGTAAAAGGAGGCCCAACGAACTGCATAGTATAAGCAGAGGTATCGGTTAATATTAAGATATAATCTTTGGCCCTAGTTGCCCCAACAATTCTACTACCGGAGTCTAATCTAAACGTGCCTGCTGTATTTGTTGATACAGGCGTGTAATCAGTTCTATCTTCTTGATCACTAAAACGAATAAACATTTTGTCTTGTGTTGTGCCAGTGCCTATTGTGGTCTCTGTGCCTAAGTGTATCAAGTGTCTGTCTCGACCTGATACTAATGACATAACACTTTTGGTTGGATTATTACTACTGGCAGTTGCTCTTGTGGTTAAACCACTGGTTGGATTCCATTCAAAAGTTTTACCATCGTGTACTGTAACAATCAGTATTGTGCCAAAATTGTCTAACGCAAAATTAGCAGGTTCTAAAGTTACATCTGTAGTTGCTGATGCGTTACCCCAAGCAACAAAGTTAGTCGCATCGGTAACGACTGCCTCATCATCGTGTGCTGCACGAGTTGAACCCAAAGCCGCTCTAGTAATGCCTGTTAAATCATTACTAGAAATGCCTGTGTAAGTGATTAATTCTGAACCGACTAAAATGTGTCCAGATGAACTAAAACCAGATGTTGATGTTAAAGTCACCGCAGTGCCAGAACCTCCAGTACCAGCTGTATTGTCACCCAACGCACCGTTTAAATCATTCTTAGTTAAAGCTATTGTTTCACCACCCCATTGTGCCACACCCCAACCATAACCTGCGGTTGCTTGAGCTGGACCAAATTTAACATATGGATTTACATTACACCCTGTTGCACCAGTTACACCAGCCCCAGATTCTACTTTACTCATGGTGACGGTAAATGTGTCAGTTGCTCGTGTAACCACTTCAAACGTATTATCAGTAAAATCTGTTGCTACAAAACCCGTGCCACTACCTGGAATAGTCATATTACTAAAAGTAAATAGATCACCTACAGCCAAACCATGTGCCGTTTTGTTTACCGTTAAAGTAGCTGAATTGTTGGTAGTCGTATAAGTGCAAGAAGTTAATGCGGTATCCAGCGGTGTTACGTCATAGTAAGCACCTCCATAATAAAGAACCAAAACTTTATTGGTAGCTATTGCTAAATACTTATTACCATCCAAGTCAGTCCAGTTGTGTGTGTCTCTTGCAGCACCAGCTATAGTATTTGCAGTTAGCTTCTCCCAACCACCGATCTTTTCTGGTTCGCCGTACCTAAATCTTACAAAGTCGCCATCAATCCATGTGCTTTCCGCAACGGATTCACTCATTTGTTTGTTAAAACCTGGTTTAAATGGCACTTTAATTAATGGCATAATACTAAGTATATTGCTTACCGTTCATCCAAGCAACCACTGCGTGTCGTTGCCCTTCATACACTGTTTCGCACCCGTGCAAGGTCCATGAGGGAAATATAATAATATTACCTTTTTCTTGTGGTGGAAAAAACTTTTCACCAACACCATTAACAAGGTAAAAAAGACCACCTTTAAAATTATCGTTTAACACGGTAAGACAAGTAAGTTTACGCACATAGTCTTGATTTGTTTTAAACGAATAGTCAACATGTGTTGTGTATTTACCGTTACGCTTATATATTAAGTATTCCGACTGGCTACAGTAACTTAGATCATATTTCCAATTTTGAAAATTAGCATCTAAAGATGCAGTAACTAAATACGATGTAATTCCAGTATATGTAGGCAGTTGTATTGTTTTAACATCTCTAGTTTTCTTCTTAACTTTTTCATCATAATTTTTTTGTTTTTTATTTTCTATTTCAACTTTTGCTGGTTCAGCTTTTTTTGAACTCCACTTATTGTAATAATAATCACAAACATCGTGAGGTATACCTTCATCTTTTTGATAAATCCAACAAGGCACATGTAAATTATCTTCTTTGTCTTTCATATTTTCTCCTAAAATGCAGGTACTACAATATCATCACTAAGATCTTCTTTAGCAACATTAACAGCTTCCCAATTAAAAAAATGTGTAATGCAGTATCGACCATCACCAAATGTAGCATCTTCAAACATTTTTACTGCAAAAACTTGATGCTCTAAATAACTTGGAAACATAACCATGCGGTTTGACAAACACTTTATGTTTTGGTTTGATTGTGTAAATTTAAAATTGCCGCCTTTATATTTTTTTGGTTCTTTGTGTAGCCATATAACAAATGTAAATTGTGTGCCATCGGAGTGTGGTTTATATTCTTGATCTTCATCGTAATAACTTACCATAGTTGCATCGGTGTTAGTGCCAGCATAATTATCGTGATGTAAAGGCATAGCCTTTTTAACAAGGTCTTTAAACTCTTGTGACCTTTGTTTATACAAACAATTTAAAATATGTGAGAACTGTTTACCTTTCGGTGTGTACAAATCCCAAAGGTAAAATCTAAATGAATTTGATTTTGATACACCTTTTTCATCATGGGCCACCACAGTATTCTCTGCTTTTTCTATTGTGGCAACATCACGACTTGTGTAAAAATCTATTTCTTTCCATACATTAATAAGCTCTTCTTCAGTATACCAGTTGTCTATTTGTAAGTATGGATATAAAGGGTCTTTACCTATTTTAATTTTCCAAGACATTCTAATTTTTTTAACAAGTTTATCAAAAACTTAATGTGGTCTATTTCATACCATTTAACTGCAATTGTCAAATTGCTAGGATTTGCGTGATGATTATTGTGATATGGGTGCATCAAAATAAAAGGTAAATGAATATTTCGTGAATTATCATTAGTTTCAAAGTTTTTATATCCAAACCTATGTCCAAAAACATTAACCCAAGAAGCGGCATGTAATGAATATACTGCGGGTAAAGCAAACAGGTATAACGCTAGTTTAATATTTACTAATATAAAGAACATAACTACGCTCCAATAAATAACATAGTAGTATTTTTTTACAATTACATGGGATTTATCTTTTATTAATTTTTTAATTAATTTTGAGCTAATTACAGAATTTTTTTCTGTACCAATCCAAAACCAAGTTCGCCAACCATTTTCAGCAGGATGCGGGTCTCCGTCAACGTCAGAATATTTATGATGTGTAGAGTGATTTGCTGCCCATACCATGGGTGGTCCTTGTAAGCCAAAGATAGCACATGCGTTTAAAAACAATTCTAATGGTCTAGCGACTGTAAAAGCACCATGTGACAAATATCTATGACAATATCCCTCTATGCCTAACTTTGCAAAAAACACAATACCTAACAAAGTAAACCATAAATAAGTTAAATCCCATAAATAAAAAAGACCTATTATAGCAAATAGGTGCATGAGACCTTGTGATACTAATAATTTGTGATGATCTGTTAAATTCATTTATAACCTTTAATTAATCTTTGCGATGGTATGATTTTATTATTTACTATGACAGATGTGTTCTGTCTTGTTTTTCCCATAAACATTATAGTGTAAACAGGTTTTTCAGCGACTATTTTATGAAAATTTTTGTAAGGTAAAAAATTTAACCATCTTTTTTTTGTTTTTTTCCCATTTACTATTTCATCATAAGTGCCCCATAACAAAAACGAAATAAAACTTCCTTCATGATTGTGTGGCACTTGTTCAACTGGAAATATTTTAGAAAACAAAATTGTCAAAAAAGGCGTCCAAATACCCCACCTTTTTATTGTAAAATTACCAGTTCGAGTTATGACGTGTGTAGCACCTAGCCCAGAGTTTTTATAAATCTTTAAGAAGGACTTTATCATAACCACCACTACCATCGTCTTTTGGCACCATGACATATTCCCCAATGTTAGCTTTATTTACACTTTGAGCTATTCGATTGCCATGATTATCATATTTAGGCAGCACTATCTCTGTGTCGTCTAAATTAGTAAGTTCATCTGCAAAATCAGCTGTGTATTCAACATACAAATCAGAATTATCACCATACACTTGTGTTCTAATTAAATGTGTAAATAAACGCACAGATACTAATTCTTTTTTATCATTAAATTGAAATTGGTAACTGTCATCAGCGTGTAATTTTTTACTGGCAGATATTGGCATTGCTATGCTGCTATTTAAACTATTAGCCCACGCAAACACTTTATCGTTTGCACCTTGCACATACACTGATTGTTTTTTTAAATTGTTAAAATCTTTATCAAACATATCGGAAATCCTATACACAGATAAGCCCTCTCCAAGAGGTTGCATAGAATAAGCATTATTATCTTTGTAAAAAACTTCAATAGTTTTTGTGGTGTTATCTAAATCATAAATATAACGCATGAAGTCTTTGTCTAACAATAAATTGTTTTGTATTTTTGCAACAGAAGCGTGATTAGAGTCAACTGAACATTGATGAATAGTTAAAACATTTGCATCACCCATGTCTACACCTATCATGTTTACTTCAAAAGGAAATGTTTCGCCAGAAAATTTATCTGTAATTTGTTTTTTTAATTTAACGATTTCCGTGTCATCTGGGTTACCCCAGTACGCTCTGTTGATTACCTTTTTGTTTTCAATATAAGCTCTAAATAAATACATTACGATACTGCTCCTTGAACGTTTCCACTACCATCTTCAAATGTTACTTGATTACCAGCTAAATTGATAGCCTTACCTGCTGCTCCACCAGATGCCCCACTGTTGGTTCCGGCTGAACCAGCTTGTCCAAAGCCACCACCAGATCCCCCAGTACCTGCTGGGCCACCAGATGCCCCGCCACCTTGTCCAGCCGCACTAATGCTTCCCGCTTGTCCTGCTGTCGCTGCGCCACCACCAGATGCTCCACTAGATCCACCTTGTTGACCTTGGCCTCCGCCTCCGCCACCGCCAGAGAACTGTTGAATTAATTGACCACCTTTAACAGGTTGTGTAACTTGAGATCCTTTACCGCCTCCGCCGCCGCCTCCGCCGCCACGGATATTTCCACCATTGTTTTGAATGGTAGTGTTAATTCCTAAAACTACAGCAGGCTGTCCCGCTGAACCAGCACCACCCTGTGCGTTTTGACCGCCACCAGCTCCACCAGCTCCACCTCTACCGACAATTTGACTGTTGTTAATAATTTTTACAGTGTCTCCAGATGTCCATTGGTTACCTGTGTCAATCGCTGAAGCTCCTGTAGATCCTACAATTGCTTGTACGGTGAGCGTAACATCTGAGTTACCCGCAGAATAAGTGCCACCTCTATTAGAGAATATGTTGTAACTTTGTGTGGTTGAAGAAATAGTAAGTGCAATTGCCACTCGATTTGTACTGCCATAAAACTGAGACACAGCGATCGTGCCACTACTTGGAATACTACCTGCATCACCAGAGGTGCCAGACGGCACATTGTCGCCACCTGCGTAATATTCACTTAATGATATTGGATTACTACCTCCAAACTCAGTTTGAATAGCAGAAAACGCTAAGGATGAACCTGCACTAGGTATTGCCATTTTCTAACTTCTCCACTTTCTTTTCTAATTCTTTAATCGCTTCTATAAGAACACCGACTAAATTACCGTATGCAACAGACATATACTCGCCTTTATCGTGTACGACCTGTGGCATAACTTTTTGTATTTCTTGTGCTATGACCCCTGTGCCCTCTCTACCCTCTCTGGTAAAGGTAACACCTCGCATTTCTTTTACTCTGTCTAAAGCGTTTTTAATTGTTTCAATGTCATCTTTTAATCTTTCATCAGAAAAAGCCGTGACATCATTATTAAAAGTAGCTGCACCTGCAGCACTCATATCTAGTGTTAGAGCGGTAATTGTTGAACCACCATCGTTGCCTTTAAAAATCATGTCCTTATCACTCACAGCACTTTGAATTACAAAGTCTGATGAGCTATTTTGTAATCGACCTATCTCAGTGCCTGCGTCTTTAAAAATAATATCTGCACCATCTGCATCTAGTATAACGTCTCCTGGCGAATCTAAAATCATGTCAGAGCCGCTATGTAAAGATTGATCTCTTGTTTTAAACTGCCAACCAACTGTACTATCTCCTGAATAAACTAATGTAAATGCTGCTCTTTCGTTAGCCACCACTAAATCAGAACTAGCTCCATTTATATTAGAACTGTTACGACCGACAGTTAAATTGTTAGAGTCAAACGTATTTTCAGAATCAAGAAAAGTTACTTCATCTCCCGCAGCTGGTGAGGCAGGTAAGGTAATAGTTCTTGCTCCACCTGAAGTATCTACTAATATTTGTGCTCCAGCTTGCACGGTTTCATTTGCACTAATTACACGCCAAAATCTTGTTTCTTGATCTTTTACTATATCTGTGCCATTGGAGTGGCAGACATAGTGGTTTCCTTCACAAAGTAAAAAACCAGTTTGACTAGTGACTTTAAAAGTTAAAGTATTACCATCGTGATTTGTGCCATCAAATATATTAAAAAACTTTTCTATACTAGCAGGCATATTTACTGTTCTATTTGCAGCTAATGTTCCTGTAAATTTAAGAGTCATGTTTCTAGCATTAGATACCGCGGCATTAGACATAACTAACGTAACATCAGATGAAGCCACATCTATTTCCTGATAACCTGCGATCGCTTGTTGTATGACGTTAAAATTAGTATTGGTTTTATCACCCCATGTGCCTGGATTTTCTCCAGTAGCCATAAGTTCTATTTTTAAATCGCTTGAAAATGTTGATGCCATAATAGTTACTCTCTTTGTTTAATTCATTATATAGTTCTCTACGCTACCTTTTCAACCTCATCTACATCAGTCCATGTTTGTGAAGTTCCTGTGCTGACAGCTGTCCATGTTTGTGCGGTGCCAGTGCTTACTGTTTCCCACGCCACACCATTTGCAATGCCTGCCGTAGCCGTTAATGCAATACCAGTTATATCTACAGGCGTATTAAGATCAATAGACAGACTTCCCACCGAAGGCGTCATCGCTGTGCCTGTGACAGAAACGTTGGCGTCTGCCGTAGAAGAAGATGAACCTGCGTTCATAGATAAGGCTGAACCAGTTACAGCAACAGCTAATACTTGCTCCTGCATAGTTGCAAATGACTGTTCTGCAAATGCTACTGTACCGAAACTCATAGTTAACTCCTGTTTTTCAGTTCGTCTACTTCATTTTTTAAATCTTTTATTGCTTCTATAAGAAGTCCTACTAGATTGCTATAAGCAACTGATTTGATTTTATCTTCTGAATCATCTTCTCTAACTACCTCTGGAGCTATCTTCTCTACTTCTTGAGCAATAACACCCATTTGCCTTTCGCCGTCAACATCAATTCTATTAAATGTTACCCCACGCATTTGACATACTTTGTCTAAAGCATCTGGTATTGTTTCTATATTTTCTTTAAGTCTTACATCTGAAAACGCAGTCACATCGTTATTAAAAGTTGCTGCTCCAGCCGCTGACATGTCTAGTGTCAATGCTGTAATTTCTGAAGAACCATCATAACCATTAATTTTTAAATCTTTATCAGCAGTATTTACTCTAATAAACATATCATTGGACGCATTATAAATTTGACCATACTGAGTTCCGTTATCTAAAAATCTTACATCTCCATCAGTGTCAGCATCTAATTCAATTCTACCAGCACTATCAAGTGTTAAATCACCACTCGATAAATCTATTTCTGTGCCGTCTATCGTAATATTATCAATAGAAACTCCAGCGTCTGCCGTTACCGCTCCGTTAAAAGTTGCCGCTCCAGCAGCTGAACCATCTAGTGTTAAAAATGTGGTATCTGAGCCACCATCGGTACCTTTAAATATTATATCTGAATCATTTGCCGTAGCGTCAATCGTAATGTTTCCAGAAGATGTTGAAATAGTGACTGCTGCATCCCCCTCTGTAATATTGTCTGCTGCCAATGAGCTAACACTGGCTGCTGCAAAAGATAGCGTTCCACTGCCGTTTGTTTTTAAAAAGTGTCCATCGCTGCCATCAGCTGTTGGCATATTAAATGCAGTTCCACCAGAGGTCATGATTATCTTACTGCCGTCAGAGGCAAAAGATTCATTTGCATCATGAAATTGTAAAGTAGGTGTGCCACCAGAGTCTGTTAATAATAAACCAGTGTCATGCACATGTGTTAAAGCTATTTCATCATTAGCACCAAAAGATAAAATTGCACCATCGTGTTGTAGTTCTAAATCTTGAGTTAATGTTACATCTCCGTCAGATCCTATTGCTATAGCGTCTGTATCTGAGGCAGAACCTATTTGTCCGCCATCTGCTATAGTAATACCACCTGAGTGCACGTCTCTCTGGCTAAAAGTCACCACCCCATCCGAAGCTATCGCTATTGAATCAGTGTCACTGGTATGCCCTATGTTTGTGCCATTAATAATTATATTATCAACAGTTAATGTTGTTAGTGTGCCAAGTGATGTAATGTTGGTTTGTGCGGCTGTTGTCAAAGTCACATCTGCAATGTAAGTTTTTATTCTTGATACTTCACATTTCTTTTCTGTACCACCAGCACCATCATCAACAATAATTAAATCAGCATCTGCTAATGCAGCACCAATGTCTGATGCACCATCTATATCTAGTGCTCCTATATCTACTTTATTGGCTGTCGAAATAGTTGCTAATTTTGTATCCGCGATCGCTGCATCTGAAGCTACACTTGCATTGACTACAGCGTTGGCAGCTAATTGATCAGCACCTACCGCATCATCAGCAATTTTAGCTTGAGTTACATTGTCATCTACAATTGAGGCTGTTACCACAGCACTTGCAGCTAACTGGTCTGCACCTACAGCATCATCGGCTATCATGGCTTGTTCTACGGCGTCATTAGCGATGGTGAGGGCCCCACCTGAGGCTATTGTTGCGTCACCACTTAATGCGACCTCTTCATAACTAGTGCCATCTGCAACTAATATTTTTCCAGATGTTACATCTGGCATAATTAGTTTAGCTGGTAAAGTTAGATTGTTATTGGCATCTAAAACGGTTGCTTTACTTGCAGGTAAACAACAAAAAACAAACTTAGTGCCTGCTGAAAAATCTACTGCACTGTCACTGTTTGAACTTGATATTACAGTAGTACGAGCAAGAGTTGAACTATCTGAAGATAAAGTACCTAAGCCAACTTCAAATTCAGCATTTAAAACAATACAGTAATAAGTTGTGTTGCTGTTGCCGATACCAGCAGCAAATGTTTCAAAACCTGATACAGCACCGCCTAACGTTACAGTTCCTGTGCCTGTTGTCGTGGTTGTTTCTTTTACACGGTCATTGATTACTAACGCCATGTTTCACCTCTATGCTATTCGTATAACAGCAGCTGATGAAGTAAAAGCAGGGAATTGAATAGTAAAAGTTCCAGATGTAGCTGTTTTATCTGAACCAAAATTTAACACACATACTGCTGGATCACCAGAAGCTGTGTCGTTGTAAATTAAAGCACCCCTTGCTGTTAACGTAACACCTGTAAAAGATAAATCAGCAAAATCAACTAATGCTGTGTCAGATGATAATGATGTACCTGCATTTGTCAAAGCACTCCCCCCAGAAGCATACTGACCTGTAGCCGATACCTGATTGTCTGTAGTGAATGATGTGGTTGATTTTCCTAAAGTAGCACTACTGGTATACAGTGCTAATTTAAAACTATTACCACCACTTGATTTAAAATTGTGTGTGGCCTCTAATAATTCTTTTTTAAATGAATTACATATTGCATTGGTTGTTATAGCCATTATCTTACTCCTTTGACATTTGGTGAAACTGATGGAATAGGCATTCTAGGCACTCCATCTTCATACTGTCCTCGTTTTCTGTGCCCCATTTGTTGCATAGCAAACTGCTGTATCTCTTCATTGTACTTTTGTTTGTATAGATTGTACATATCGGTCGGCCCTTTTAAATAGCTAAAACACTCAGTTAAAACACCATGTAACAATAAACTCTCTTGGTTTGTAGACAAAAACGTAGTTGTTGAGCTATTAAAATGCGGTGGGTCAATAATATAATTAATTTGTATGCTTAAAGTGCTTGATGGTATTGGTGCTATTATAATTGTAGCATCATCCCAATTAGCGTAATACTTTGGTGTTCCAGTCGCGTCGCCAGGATTAAACTCAGATATAAAACTAGTATCTCTTTTTTCTAAAAATATTCGATTACTACTACTTGTTACTTGCACTGATCTTAAATAAATCATGTCCTCTGGCATACTTACAAATCTTTGAGATGCCACCGTAGTAGACGTTTTGTATGCTCTTAAATCATCGTAATCTACTTTCCCAGCAATATCTAATTCAATATTACGGATAAATTGATCTATTAACGTATCGGACAAAACATTAGAATCTACTTCAGTGTAGTTTCTGACTTGTGTTAAAAAATTAGCGTGTGTAATACTCATGATATGCTTATTGTAACCTCACCCACTGCAGTGTTTAATTGTCTTCTTATGTTTTGAACTGAACCATCTTCCTGTGGAACTTGAGAGCTCACGTCAAAACTTACGAACTGATTAGGATCTAAACTCACAGTTAAATCTAATGGCTTTCTAGGTCTTGGATTATATAAAGCAACTGCATCCGATTGATGATGTTTTCTTCTAATTTGTGGATGTTTTGCTTCGTACTCAGATTTATGAACTATAGATCCATTCCACTCTTTTACCATTTCTTTATATGGAAACTCCATACCTGACCTGTCAGATATTGCTTTTGCGTATTTTCCTTTTGCGTACGGCATAGTTACCTCTAATACAATTTAGTTGGCCTATTACGACCTAACTTACATTTAACTTTGACACTACCACCTTTTTTAAAATATTTCTCTGGGTTAGGACCAAGGTATTCTTCATTACTATCAAGTTTTTTTTCAATATAGCCTCTTTTTTTTCTACCTCGTAAAGTTCTGTCCCTTCTTTTAAGCATGACATCGCCTACACCCGCATCTTTCATATTCTGCTCTATCATTTTTTCAACACGCTCTCGCTTTTTTTCTGCTCTTTTTCTAGTAAACTCATCAACTTTTTTACTTTCACTAATATTTCTAAGCTTTATAGAATGTAGCATCCCTTTTTTAACTCTTAAAGTTCTATTGATAGCTGTTTTAAGTTCTTTTAACGGTATACCTCTAGGCATTTGCTCTCCTAATATAGTTTAGTTGGTTTATTACGACCTAGTTTACATTTAGCTTTAACACTACCGCCTTTTTTATATTTACCTGGCCCAGTGTATTCTTCATCTTTTTTTATTTTTTTAGCCACGTAACCTCTACCAGTTGGTGGTCTACCTTTTTTATCACGCACATACAAATCTTTTAATGCTCGTTGAGTATTTTTATCTTTCATTAACATGTCATTCATGTTTTCGTTACTACCATAAATGTAAGAAGCTGCATCTTGACGCAAAGGATCTAAATTAGGAAATAAATCTTCTATTTTTTTATTTTCTTGAGAATTAATATTAACCTGTAAAAGATTTTTTATACCTCTTTTTTTAGACCTTATTCTTTTTGCACCTAAACTAGTTGGTATTCTAGGCATAACTAACTCCCTGCTGGATAATAACTTTGCGGAGTAATATACACCGAAGTTCTTTGTCCATCTTCTTCTAAAGCTCGTTTTAATTCATCTTCATATATCATTTTATTTTGCTGAACTAATTGAGGGTTTATTTTCATGGCTAAGTAATAAGCCAGACCGGCAACCATACAAGGTATAAATCTAAAAGCCACATCAGCTTGATTAGTATAAGCACCAGCATCTTCAATACGTTCCATAAAATAATATTTAAGATGTGTAAATGTACTCGCGTCAGGTGTTTGATACAAAGTAATAGTAGGTGTGGTTTGACGATCAACATAGTATTCAGACGGTTGACCAGTAGCACCTTTATTATTTTTTGACGCATAATCACTTCTTGATATTTTAGTCAAAGACACATCAGTGGTTGAAGTAGTTGTCCCACTTGAACTACTGATATACGCTTCTAAAATGTCACTAGTGTTTGAAGGTGCAGTATAAGTTGCAGTGCCCGAAGTTAAGGCTTGTGTGTTTAATGCCACTTTCCATAAGTGTACGCCACGATTACCCCACTCAGAAAACAAAATATTAAGACTGCGACGAGCAGACCTAAGATCACGGCCGCTATTAGTTCTAACAGCACAGCGCTCATATGCTTCCTCAATGATGTCATCGATATCAAGATCAAATGCAGTTGTACCTGAAGTAGCCATCTAACCTCCTAAAAAGTACCTTTAAATTTTGTACCTCTAATTGCAGCACCTTGTCCTTTAGTCACCATACCACCTTGTGCTCTACCTTTAGGAGCACCTTTACCAATGATGTCAGCTTTAGATGTTTTAGACTTTCTTTTAGGTCCTCTTTTTTTAGCTGCCTTCTGTTTTTTTCTTTTTTCTATTTCTACAGCAGTTAGCGCTGCACCAGCACCCGAAGCTACCTTAGCTGTATCTGAAAATCTTTTTTTAGATTTTGGAGAGGCAACACCTCTTTTATTAATATCAAGTATTATTTTTTTCAGATTTGCTATTTCTCCACCCATTTCTCCTTTAGTCATTTCTTTCATTAAATAGCCAGATAGTTCCTTTCTTCTAGATAAGAAATCTTTTTTGCCTTTGTTTTTACCAATACCTGACAAGCCTAATCTTCTTGCTATAAAATCACCTCTGCCCGCTTTAACAACACCACGGCCCATTAATATGTCTTTCATGGTTACTTTGCCATCACCTGATAGATCTGGAAATTTTTTCTTACTGCCTTTTTTTAAACCTTTTGCTTTTAACTTTTTTAAACCTTGTTTTAAATTACTCATGTCAACTCCTACACGTCTATTAAACCGCCGTAATATTTTTTATCAATCGTTCTTACATTGGTGGGTTTACCACCAACCCCTTGAGCTTTCGCTCTCTTTCTTGTTACAGCAGAGCGTATCTGACCTTTACTCATACTAGCAGCTTTTGACGCTGGAACACATTTTGGATATTTACGTTTAGAGCCTTTTGCACTTTTACGCCCACACTTCTTATATCCACCTCCTTTTTTAGGAGCACCGATATCTACCCAGTCTTCCTGAAACCATTTTTTCAGTCCACTTGCCATTACATTAAATCTTTGTAATAAGCAGCAGCTGACGGGTTACTCATTGACATGCCGTCAACATCCATTTGTATAATAGATCCTGATGTATCACCTGATTCAACAAACGTACCTTCTTTAGCTGGTTTTGGACCTCTAAAGTCTTTACGTTTCTTGCCTCCCGGACCTTTGATTTTACCTGCGCAAACCTTACTAGCATACGCATTAGCATAAGCTGATGGATAAACATCAAATTTACGTTTTGCCGCAGCTTTACCTCTTGGACATAATTTTGGCATATACACCTCCTTGTTACATACCTTTAAATATTAACAGTTTTTATAAACTCTATCTAGACCTTACTTGTTTCTTCTTTTTTTTCTTTTTCTTCTTTTTCATTGGTGGTTTAGATATCTGTTTGCTCATCTGTGCTCTTGTTATTGACATTTACTATACCTCGTTTTTCCATTTTCGTCTTTTTCAGCCACTAAATAGTTTTCCCTATTAGCGTACTCACTAACAAAAGATACATGTACCCAACCGGAATTAGGATCTATTGGATCATGAAATTCTAAAATTACCTGATCATAACCGACATTTTTACTAATCCAATCGGCTAAGTCTTTATTAGATATGCCAGGAATCTCTAAATCGGCTGCTTGACCTTTGCAATGCTGTGACCTAGATGATGAGCCAATTTTTTGACTTAACTCTGGTGAACGGTATCCTGATGTAATGACAACAGGTTTTTTAAAATAATTTCTAATAGGTTGAAGAACATTTTCACATAAGGTTTGAAGATTTACGATGTGTTCCTTGTCGGGACTGTTATCTATACCACATCGCTCTGCTGTTTGTGATTTAGTAAGTTCTGCTAAAGTAAAATTGTCTGATAGTCTCATTTATCTTTTTGATTTAAGAACTCCTTTTAATGTTTTTGCTTGTTTTGCATGAGTTCTACTGGCTTTTGTTAAACCTTTAATAACTTTTTTTACTTTTGTTTTTGCATTTTTTTTCATACATACCTCTTTTATAGAATGATAAGTAGAACTGCTAAGACGATAATAATAGCGTCTCTTATCTTACAGCTTTCACAAGTCCAAGTATCTTTATACTTAGACCATGCACTATCTACTTTTTTGTACATATTAGTTAACATTTCCATCTTCTCCTCGCTTGACATATGCGTTTGTTTGGTGTTTTTCGACAGTTTACATTGTGCATCTTTGCTTGACCAGCACTTCTCGCACAAAATGATTTTCTACGTTTTGCAGATTTACTGCCTGGTTTGACTTTTCCTGTTACAGCAGTTTTTAATTTACTTCCGGGATTCATACGACGATAAGCCTTAACACCCGCTTGTGTCATACCAGCACCGGATTTAGTAGGTCTATAGTTTCTTTTGTTTCGGGCAGGCATACCACCCTTAGCAAAACCCACTAAATCATTTGTATATTGTTCAACTGTAATATCCATAATTAATCGTAGTTTTTTGTAAACTCTGCGATCACTGTATAAGTATTACCAGAATCAGCTGCACCTGGAACAACAAAGTTAACATCACTTTGATTAGAATTAGATGAAGTGTTAGCGGGTATACCACCAAACTCTCTAAAGTCCCAATAGCCTGAGTCCACCAATGTAACAATTGGTATGTCACCATCTGAATCTTCAAAATCTAATCTTGCAAATGAGTCACCACCGTCGCCATTAGCACAAGACCACCAAATTCTTTGTGGGCTTACTGTTGTAACGGATTGTCCATTTTTATTATCTGCTAACGCAGAGACATCGGCAAAGACTGTTGTACCGCCCGTGCCATCTGATTCGTTTACTATTTTGATTACTACTCTCTTATCATTCTCTTGTAAGATTGTAGGTCCTGTTACTGTGTCTGCCATAGTTTCCCTCCTTAATCAAGAAACAAGGAAGCGAAGGTACTTTCTATCATTCTAAAAAAAATGTTCTTCGCTTCCCTTAGTTATATTAAGCGTCGTAGCCTTTTAATTCAATAAGTAATTTACCAGCTGTGTAATCTGCATCTGTAGCATCACCAGTTGTTAAATATAAGAACGCATCAGCGGCAGGCACGGCTGTAAAGTATACTTTACTACCTAATGTCGCATCACCAGCGTTAACAAGTAATGTTTCTGTTAAGTCACCGATTGCTCCGTCTTCAACCCCTGTGCCCTCTGTAGCAGAATGCACGTTAATGTCTGGGTCACCACCAGCAGGTGCTTCAAAGCACTCCATACTACCTGTTAAAATAGTACCATTTCTTGCAGCTGTAATTTGACCAATATGACAAACTAAAGATGTACCATTTACACCTATGATGTCACCTGAACCTGTTGATCTCAAACCTGTTAAATCAATTAAAATTTGTGTAGTAATAATACCACCACTTTGTATCACAGAACTTCTGTAAATTGTTCCAGAACCTGTAGTAATACCAGTGCCAGCTTCTACAGGCATGGTGTTGGCATCAAAAGATGCGATACCGCTAGAATCTATGCTTGATTGTGTTGTGAAAGCTCCAGTAGTTGCGTTCTTACTAACGACTGTAAAGCCGCCTTCTGATCTGACTGGACCTGAAAATGTTGAATTAGCCATAATTATCTCCTAAGTAAAGAATACAGTCTTTAGGTCGTCGACTATACGCGTCTGTATTCAAGTTGTTTGTATAGTAAATTTATTATACCTAAAAAAAAGGGGACTCGTAAGTCCCCTTAATCTTTCCTCCAAAGAACTACTTACGCAGCTCCAGGTGAACCAAATATTCCTCTTGGATCCGAGAATCCAAATGAATATCTTTCTCTCGCTTTGAACCTCACGTTACCGGTATCGAAGTCACCTTCCATAGCAGTTTTGATTGGTGCTCTAACAAACTGTTTTAGTCCATTAGGTGCATCAGTCATGATGAAGAAAGCATCTGTGTCAGTTAAATAATGGTTAACTCTGTAGCCTTGTGGGATCATACCCATTGAAGACATAGCGTTAATATCATTATCGGATGTACCGACACGTTGAGGTGTTTTTAATATTCTTTCCGCTGTGAACTGAAGTTCTTTAGGAATGACTAACTTAACACCTTGTAATGCAACTTTTAAACCTCTTTCATCAACAAATGCAGCAATGTCAATCATTGACTGCTCTAACGATGTTTCAGAAAGGTCAGAAGCTGTTGACAACTCATTAGCAAATGTACCTCCGTTTGTTAGAGGGTGCACAGCTGAACATAGTTCAACTCCGTCACCACCTGTGAAACTTGAGTTAAAAGCGTTGTTAAGCACGTTAGCAGCTTTCACTTGTTTAGTGTTAGCCATTGAACGAGCCAGTGCTCTTGTGTAACGACCTGCTAATCTGTCGTATAAATTATCTTCAATTGCTTCCTCTGTAATAGCGAAAGCCATTGCGATAGTTTCATGTGTGTACCTTGCTGTAAAACCTTCTTGCGCGGTGTCAAATGCTACACCTTCACCTTCAGATTTTACCGGTGCCGAGCCGAAACCAGACAAGATAACTTCTTCTTCAAACGCTCTGTCAGAGCTCTCTGAATCAAAAATTTCAGCGTGTTCGTTTTCGTATCGGTTATACTCTAGTCCAAAAAGAGCGTTAAGCCCAGGCTCTAACTCTTTGACTAGTTGGGATCTTGAAATAGCCATAGTTAACCTCCTAAGCTAGACCGGCGCCTTTTTGGCCGAATATGTGGTTTTGAATAATTACGCGCACATTGGTTGCATCATTGCCGACATCACTGTTATCAGGGTCTCTTGAAATATCAATAGCCTTGAGAGGTAATGCGGCAGTAGTTGCTCCAGTAGTTACATCTAATTCAGCACCAGATATACCGGTTGTTGTGCTTCCAGCTGATGTGTATACGATATCAAAGTTACCGAATAAGTCAGCTATAGGAAAAGCAGCATCTGCTTGAATTTCAAATATAACCATTGGGTCGTCAATTATAAACGCTTCAATATCAGAAGCATTTGTGCTCGCAGGGTAATGATTGGAAAAAGTTTCTTTTCCACTGGTTGGGTCCGTAAAACGACATCCGTTAAAAACACCCACGATAGGAACTGTGCCACCATCGGCATGTACCTCAACTGTTCCGCCAGTGACTTGGGCTACCATGTCACCTTTAAAAATTGATGTTCCATAATTCGCAGCTATTCTATAACGAGTTTGTCCTCCAGTGTAGGGTGTTCCACCTACTCTGCCTATCGGACGCATACCAAATGCAGAATCTTGGTTTGCCATAATTAAACTCCATAAAAATAGTTAAACAAATGTGGTTACAAAAGTTAAAAAATTAAGACTTTCTGTTACCACCAAAAGTTACACGAGACTGTCTATCAATATTGACAGGCATCTCTGGTCGTTGCTCCTTTAGAATGTCTTGATCAACTGCTTTTACTTGGTCAGAAGTAATATCTTGAAAATACTTCTTGCGTTGCTCGACTATTTCTTCAGGTATCCTTGCCAACACAAGGCCTCCAACCCCGATTAACCCCTGATGTTTGCCTTCATGGATTACTGGATAGTCGTGGTCACCAATTTCGTTTTGAACTTCTTCAGCTCTAACAAATTCCCAACCTTCTCTGAGTTTTTTAGAAACATTACCTGAATCCATAAAACCCACACTTTCTACCCTAATCCACCTATGACAATAACCTTGCGGTGCAGGTGGTGCATCTAGACTTGATGGTGGCGTCCAAGGTCTATTACGAACATCCTTTTTCTCTTGGCTCGCGCGTGAGGTTTTCTTTACTGTACTTTTAGTCATCGTCTACTCCTTCACGAATTTCGCGTATTCTTCTAGTGGCACCCCTAATTTTTTAGCTATCGCTACTTGTGAACGGGTGAGTTTCACGGTTCTGCGTCCTTGCTGTTTACGCCCCGCCGAGGCAACAGTTTGTACGGGTTTTTTATCTTCAACAAACTTATTAGGAAAATAATCCTTCATTCGTTTATCTATCTCATTGTAATACTCATCAGAGTCAACTGTAAAGCCCTCTCTTTCAATTAAATTTTTATGAAGACTAAAAGCAGCATCAGTCATTACTTCATCTGTACCAAACCAAGTGTTATCTTCTGCCCAAGCTTTAGCTTTTACGCTTGGTTGAGCAGGCGCTGGTTCTTCAGCTTGTTGCTCTAATTGAGTTTTTCTTTGTTCAGTTTCTTGTAACTTAATTTTACCTTTTTCTTTTTCTACAGCTAAACGGGTCAACTCGTCTTGAGCTTCAACCATTTTTGCGCTGTCTTGAGTATCAACTGCCTCTTGCAATTTAACTTTTGCTTGTTCTCTTTGAGCATCTACTCTGGCATCAAACTCTTTTAAAAAGGTTTCGTCACTAGTAACTTGACTTTTCTCAATATTCGAATACTTGTCTTGCAAACCTTTCGCATAATCAAGAGCAGCTTTTTCTCTTCTTTCTGCTTCTCTCATCTTACGAGTTAGTTTATCAATTCTTTTTTGTGTTTTTTCTGATACGTCCTGTAAATTGTCTTTAGTTTTTTCTTCTTCAACAATTTCAGCTTTATCGTTATTAACTGGATCAGTGTATCCTAAATCAACTTCAGGGGTTGCAGTAGATCCTTCAGTTGTAGAGGGTTGCTCTACATCAACGGAACTTTCTTCAACATCATCAGTATCTAATTCAACATCTTGTACTTGTGCTTCTGACATATTTTACTCCTAAAATAGTGCGAGGATGTCCTCGGGTTTTTCAATAGTCCCAATAATTTCATCATCGTTAATGATTCTATGTTCTCCAAACTTGGTTTTAAATCTAGCGCCAGCATACCTACCTATTACTACAAACTGACCTTCTTTACACCAAGGGGTTGAAAATTTTTCTGTATCTTTGTAACACATGTCGCCCATTTTAACGACATAGCCTACTACTGATGTCATCTCAGAAGTTTCTAAAGTTTGTTCTGATAAGGCAATACCACCTTTAGTTGTTTCAGACATTTTCCACATTTTAAGTAAAATACGGTAACCGACTGGATCAGGTAATTGATCCATGTGTTTTAAATAATCTTGTGTTGGTTTAGGGGCGTCTTCTTTTTTTTCAGGCAATATAGTTTCATCTACTATATATTTAGGTTTGATGATGCTAGTCATTTTTTACTCTACTCCTTTTTGCAGGTCTTTTAAATCCTGTAGCAACAGCTCCATGCCGTTGAGCTTTCCTTTAGCATACGCCAAAGATTCTTGATTGTCTACACTGTATACAATGTGTTCTTTTAAATCAGCTATTCTTTTTTCTAAAACCATTTTAACGGTTAACAAAGTATCTATATCCACTTACTTTTTTTTCTCCGGTGCATATAAATTATTAAAAGTGTATTCCCAATCCATGTAACTGTCATGTGCCTCCGCTTTATGTGTCCATTGAGACGGAATAAAGTCAGGTGGACCATTGCCTGTAACCCACATAGCAGGAGAGGTAACTCTTACTCTATTGTTTGGTAAAGCCACAAAACAACCTTTCCATGGCCCTTCGGTCAACGCTAAAACATGTGATTGTTTATGTTGTGCTGGATCATCAGCTATTTCACTGTTGGTATAGTCTACCGTAAAATAGTATTTTGCTGTATAAAACTCACCTTCAATACGAGCTAACCAAGGACTAGAACTGGTTCGATCAAAGACAACGATGGAATGATCTCTGGAGGAAACATCCCAAGGTTGCGCAATATGAGTTGGCATAGGTGGTGGCATCTCATCTAGTGGTTCATCTTCAACTAAGGCGGTGATTGGCATACGAGCCCACATGGCACCACCATGCGGATTTTCTAAACGATTCTCTTCATCTTCACAACCAGTAAAAATGACTTGAAAACTCAAACAACGATCTGGAATGGTATTAACTGCTATAACATAACAGTGTAGGAATTCACCGTGATAAGCACGATGGTTATGTGTAAATTCTTTTCTGACCCATGCCTTTAAAACTAAAGGTATGTTTGATATCAAATGTGACAAATTTAACCCTTTGTTATTTTATATCCCATTCTTCTAGCAGCTGCTCTTAAACCGGCAACTGACATTTTAGCGCCACCTTTAGCGTAGCCTTTAGCCATCTTACCGCCCATAGCTTTCATCATTTTAGCTCCACCTTTAGCATAACCTTTGGCCATCTTACCACCTCTAGCTTTTAATGTTCCAGCTGGTGTTGGTTTCATTGGTCTAACTTTTCTAGCTGGACTTGCTGGTTTTATTCCTTTTAATCCTTTTTTCACTTTTGGTCCTACTGCCATGTCTTCCTCCTACTTAGTAAATTTACCGATTGATTTTAACCCAAATGATGCTCCAATACTAGCCATAATTGACCACTGTAACCATTCAGGAAATGTAGCTAAAAACTCTATACCTCTTGCAACAAATGGTTGAAAGTAAGGTATAAAGCTAAAAATTATGATTGCAATAAAACAAATTGTCCAGGCTTCATCTTTCCAAGAATCATCACTTGCCTTTGCCATAGCAGTTTCCCACTCAATTTTACCTTCTGCTACTTTCTTTTGCACTGCAACTTTTGCGTCAATCTCTGCTATTTTTAAATCAGATTTAGCTTTTGCTTTTTTAGCAGAATGTTCAAAGTAACCACCAACAGCTTTTGATAATCCATTGACTATTAAACCTATCATCATTTAACTCCTATAAATTTTTGACCTTTAACTTGAATACCACTGACACCTTTGTAAGGGCTCCTTGCACCTACATCACGAAATGGACAACCACCTTTTTTCAAACCTTGTGGGTTGGGTCCTCGTTTAGGTGGCACTGTTTTACTTAGTTTTTTCATCTTTACCAGTGTCCTGTTTTAACTTATCACGCATAATGTCTAACTTATCATCTGCAACTCGTATTCTTTCTTTACTTGCAGTTTCAGCGTCTTCACGTTGCATTCTTTCTAAATCAATGTTTTGCTCAAACTCTTCACGTTTTCTTTGCTCTTCTGTAGCAAACTCTTGACTTCTACGTTGAATATCCATGGCACGCATATCTAACTCTTGTTGTTTCAATTGCACCAATGGGTCTGGCTTCTGATTACCCATCTCTAAGTTAACCAGTTCTTCGGTTAACTGAGTTATGGTTTCTGCCACCATAGAATCAAATAAATGTTTAAATCCTTCTGGATCTCTTTGTGCTACCTCCATCATTTCGGGTTTACTTTCCACAATTTGTTTTACTTGTGCGGTAGCTTTAAACGATATGTGTTCCGATACGTGCCCTTGTAATGCAGCATATACTGCAGGATTTGCTTGTACCATTCTTGATTGCATAAACTTAGTATGTGCTAAAATATGTGCATCATGGTTTTGAAATGGAAAAGCCGTTAACATTTCTCCACGAAGTGCCGCTGCATTTTCAAGACCAGGGTCTCTTGGTACAGGTTGTGGGGCTGGTTTTAATAAAGACTCTATGTCTTTAGTGCCTAACGCTGCGTACACTCTACGATACGCCTCATGCACGTTATGTAATTGCGGGTTAGAAGTAGCTATTTGTAATTGAGTTTGAGCTAAAGTCACTCGTTGTGTCATAGAAAAGATGTTAGGGTCTGCGACCGGTAATACATCTACTTCAGGACTAAAATCCATTTGTTTAATCATACGCTCTGCGTTATATACCGCATACGGATAAATAGGGGGTAAATAGGTAGAAAATACATCACTTAATAACCTAAACTCTTGACGCATTGCGTAATAACATCTTTTATGTATCGCACTCATGACCCGTGAACCGCGTTCCAAGAGAGCCACTGTTGTACCAACAGCCCTATTTTTGCCATCTTCGCCCACTTGCATGTCAGCGATGGCCGCGAATCTTTGACCAGCTTGTACGACAAAACCTAATAATTGAAACAACGTTTGACTTGGTTCTTTAAATGGTAGTATTTGAAATTGATCCTTTATATTTCCACCGGGTGCATCTACGTCTCTAAATTCACCTGGTTGAAATGGTTGATCCTCGTCACGTATGCGTAAGCCTCTTGCTTTGAAGCCAGCTGGTAGGTTAGACAAGGTCCCCGCATCAAGAAGCTGTCTAAGAGAAGCAGTGGCAGTTTTACTTAATCCACCAATCATGTGTATTAAACCAAACCCATAGAAACCTAAGCCCGGTAAAAACTTGTAGTGTACAAAAAACTCTTTGCGTTTGAACAATTCATCGTTTGGCTCGTAGTTTCTGTAGATAGATAAAATCTCTCTTGAGCCTTCATCTAAAGTTACAATATAAGGTATTTTAATATTTTTTTTATCGTCCTCAGACTCTTCTAAATACAAATCAACGTGCATTTCTAAAACATTAAACTGATAATCTTTATCTAAATCTCCGCTAGAACTAACACCACCTAACTCATCGTATTTGTCTTGCACTGTGCTGTCATCGGTTCGGCTAGGTAAAATATCAACGTCACGATAAAAACCTACTTGTTGTTTTTTAAGAATATCATTTTCACTCATGCGCACTAAATGTGTAATTCGTTCGCAATCGTTTAAATCAGTCGCATAGTATGGCACCACTAAATCTTCTGCAGGCACGAATTTAGATACGGCACGTTGCATAACGTCATCATAGTACACTTTTTTAAAAGCTGATCCTGCTAACGGTAAATAAAACAACAACTGGTCAAACTCAGGTGTATACTCTTCCATCTTTTCGGTAATCATGTAATTCATGAATTCTTGCACACGGTCTGCTTGTGCTTCTTTCTCTGGAGTGACTGAACCCACTATTTTGGTGTTGACTGGACCATCGGAAGGTAATAATTCTTTGTAAGCTTGAGCTTGAAACTGTGTCACTGCCTCAGCTAACATTGGGTGAGTAACTGAACTGGCACCTAGAAACGGGCCACTTTCATTGTTGTACTTAAAACCTAATAAATCTAATCCTGAAGTATAAGATTTTTCCCAATCGCTTCTGGATTCTTTGTCTCTTTTGTAATCAGCCAATAGATCGTTAGCCATACTGGCTAATTCACGTTCATCCATATTTTCTGCAAGATTGACATAAAAGTCTTGTTCTTCTTCCTGAATCTCTTCCTCAACAGTTTCATCTGTTATTTCTACATCAACAGGTTCGACAGCATCTATTTCTTCTTGCGTTACTTCAATGTTATCTTCAACAGCCATAATTAAGTTATCCTTGTTTTTCTATTTTTGCCTATTTTACACTTAACTTGCACGTATTTCCCTTTTTTTAATTTAGGTATAGACGCGTCAATTTTTTTTACAGAAGTTTGAAATATATCAAATGCAGGATTTTTAGCACTAAAAGCAGTTTTAAAAGCTTTGTTTTTTGCTTCTATTTTGCTAATTAAATTAGGATTTTTTCTTTGATATGATTCAATGCCTTTTTTTATGGTTAAAGGGTCTACCTTTTTAGCATACCTCTCCATAGCTTTTTTTACGAGCTTTTCAGTTGTTTTAGATATGTTTTGTGCTTTTGTTGCCATATTATCTAAAGTTTACCACTTAAATATATCTACCACTAGCCCACCCTCAGCTTTATACTGTTTAATGGGTAGCTCTTTCATGTTTTTAGGAACCTTAATAGCCACGCTTTTATAATACAAGTTAGCATCTACCTCAAACATGTCTATGAACCTATCTTTACTCATACCTAAAGAATCTGCATAAATAAGTCTTTCTTCAGGTGTAGCAAAAGCCGCTTCATGTTGAAGATAATTCCTATAATCTAACCCTAAATCTTTATACAATTCTTTATTTTTTTCAGGTCTTAATATTTTATAAGGTTTTTTTGGATCTGATTTAGCGACATCAATTTGCAAAACTTCTGTGTTATACCTTTTAGCCAAATCTTGCAACTCTTTAACCACGATTGCTGTTTGTTTTGACATTGCTTTGCCGTCATAAGGCACTTCTCGCCTTACTCCCTCTGTTCCATCGTACACTTTTGTCTGACCAGGAAATCCTGCTTTCCCGTTTGCAGTGCCGTAAAATTTAAAGTTTCCTGCGGTAGAGCCTCCTGTAGTATAACCTCTTAGATGATGCACGTATTCAGTCGGGTTTATAGAAACATAGTCTGCATCCAACTCTGCAGCATTTTTTAACATTTTTTTTAAGGCATCGTTAGCCCAATCATCCCCTTCTTTTAATGGCATAAAATTAGCCACATCGTTTTGTAAATAAAGATTTTCTATAGCATCTCTAGGACTAGGGTCAACATTATCAAGTTCATATCTAGTAATAAAATCTTGTCTCTCTTTTACAGCTTCTTCAAGTTCTTTACCCTTTAACCCAACTTTAAACGGTTGTCTTTTAAGCCTATCAATGACGCTGGTTTTAATTTTATTGTTAAATACTTTTTTTGTGTTTTCTAATTCTCTGTATCTTTTTTCATCGTTTGGAGTAATACGAAAAGCTTTTTGATTAATTTCTATCTGTTCATCTAAAGCAGCACGTATTTGATCTTTATAAAGTCTACCATCAAAGTCCGGATTTACTGGACTAATTCTTGCATATTCTGCAGGTTCACCACCCATAGCTTTTACTAATTGCTGTGTGGTTTGTTGCGGGCTTTGTAATTCATCGATGGCTAAAGTCTTTTTACCATCCAAAGTTGTTCTTTTACCAAATCTTGTCCAATAAAGCACATCAACAACTCCCGCAGATTCCATTCCTTCCGAGCCAGTTTTTTCAGCTTTACCCGATATAAACTCATAATGGTTTGGCCTAAAATTTTTGTTTTTTTGAGTCGTTGTGCTCACAATACTATTATCTGGAAAATACGCTACATGTTCGTAATAATTTTCAGGTGACCACATACGATACCCTGTTTGATGTCCAAATTTTGGAAGTCTTCTATTTTTTTTATTAGAATCTATAAGTCTTGCCATGCCCTCAAACTGTTCATTTAATTGTTGTTCATTTTTAATTACATCTCTTACTCCTTGTATTACATCATCAGGAATAAAAGCTCTATTCTCAGGGGTTAATTTACCAATAAACCCTGTGATACCTTTTAAAGTGTCCATATAATTTCCTTGAACAGCAGTATCAGATATATCTAGTTCAGTGTGATGGTCGCTTAATTTTTTTCTTAACGTTAAAAATCTTTGAGACACTCTTAAATTTCTCTGCGCTAAACTATTGACATTTGCCAATTCTGGATCTAACGCTTTATATATCAGTCTACCTAATTCTCCTGCAGCAACGTCTGATGAATTACCTAAGTCAGCATCTCTAAATGCTTTAGCTAAATTTGTAAGTGCTGGCTCATAAGTGGCAACTGCTTTTTTGTTTAGCGAGTCGATGTTACGCAACGAATCAAAAAATATATCATGCGATTCCATTCGATGCACCATCATTTTATTGACAGGAGAGTTGTTGATCATTTCAAGTAAAGTGCTTTTTGAAATAGTAGCGTTTTGATCTGCAGCAAACTTTAAAAAACCATCTGTTAAATTACCTTGGCTATCATATCGAGCAATGTTTAAATCATCTAACTCTTCCTTTCTAATGTTTTGTCTAAATTTAGATTTGCCGCCTGCTTGTTTTATATATTTTGAGGTTATTTCACCACTTAATACTTTGTTGTTACTAAATAAATTAGCCCACTCTTTTGCAGGTAGGTTTTTTTTACTAGGGTGTAACGCAACAAAGTCAAACAAGGCAGACCCACCGTTAGGTGTAATTTTACCAGTACCATTAGTTAAGGGGTTGTCTAGAACCATTTCTTTTATTTTTGCTAACTCAATGCGTTCCGCCTCCAATATTTTAGGAGTTAAAAACTCTTGTTGGTTTTTTATTTTAACTAAATCATTTTTTAAAATTTCACGTTCTGAAAGTACGGGTTGTTTGGGTTTTTCTTTTACAACTTTACTTGCCGCTTTTATAACAGGACCCACCCCACGAACCTTAGAAAAAAGAGCAAGCGCCCCAATACCAAGACCAGTTCCACCAAGAATTTTTAACTTATCTTGTGTATCCTGACTTAAGCCAGGTGATTTAGTTTCTATTTCGGCCATGGTTAATAGTACCTATATTCTTTAGGGGGACGATCTTCATCGTCTCTATAGTCTGAGTATAACTCAACAAAGTTTCCTTGGCGATACCTTAGTATTGCTTGAGTCGTGGAATCAACATAGTCATCGTTAGCGCCATGCGGAAAAGCCGCACATTCATCAATCACATCTTCCGCAAATTTTTCACCATATGGGTACCACACTGCACCACTTTCAAAGACGGGTGCACAACTGTTCACTCTCGTATGTTTGTCATTCCCTCTGGTTGGGGTAAATGGCACCACTGGAATACCCATGCGCCTAAACTCTTGGGTCAATGGTTCACCAGATGCTTTTTGCTCGACGATGATTGTTTCTGGTTCCCAGTATTTGTGAGCGTCCAACGCCACTGCCTTAAGTTCTGGAAAATCGTATTTACCACGAATCGCATCTAACAAAATAATATTCGGCGCACCACCCTCTTCAGGAAAAAATACACCCCATGTGGTAATCGCAGAATAGTCTGCCGTTTCTTTTTTTGAAAAGGCTGTATCATAACTTTGAATAACATGTTGTAGCATGGGCAAACCTTCTTTCTCCCAAGGTCGCCACCAATCTCGTTTAAGTATCGCACCCTCTTCTGAGGTTGGTTCTTGCATATATTGTGCTGACCAGTTTCGAATTGGAATACTTGCTTTAATTTTTTCTAATTCTTCTAGTTCCCAATACTCAGGCCAAACTGGGTTCCCTGAGTCGAGAATCGCTGGAAAAGAAACTTGTCGCCAAGTGTCCGCTTTGGGTTCGGTTTGAGCCTTCAACAGTCTACCTGTTAAATCGTCCTCGGCCCAACGAGTCATGACCACCAAAATCGAACCGCCAGGTTGCAAACGTTGTCGGGGTCCTGAAGTGTACCATTCGTACGCACGCTCCATGGCAGTATCAGACATAGAATCTTGTTCCGTGTGTGGATCATCAATAATCAGTAAGTCCGCACCACGACCCGTGATGGACGAACCAACACCCGCAGCATAGTATTCACCACCTTGATTAGTTTCCCACCTACCTTTGGCTTTAGAGTCCTCACGCAGTTTCACATCGCCAAATATTTGTTTGTATTCTGGTGAATCAATAATGTTACGAACCTTAGCTCCGAACCTTGCCGCAAGTTCTGTATTGTGCGAGACCTGCATAATTTTTAATTTTGGATACTTACCAATAATCCAAGCAGGGTAGTATACAGAAGCAAATTCAGATTTAGTATGTCTAGGGGGCATGTTGATAATGAGCCTCCCTTTTCTTTGATCTGCTATATCTGTAAATTCTTTTGCAATAATCTGATGATGACCCCATTCTTCAGGCTTTTTTGATTTTCTACAAATAAAATCAGGCCATACCTCTTGCACAAAAGCTAAAAAATTATCCTGACAAAGTTTAATATGCTGTATCCAAAGTTTTTCTACTTGGAGCCTTAATTGTTCGGTGGTCATTAGTTCCGTTTGCATTCAAGTATTATAACCATAACTAGACGTTTTACCAGTGTGTGCGTCTATTCGACTTGCCAGCTTTACTACGGCGTGTGTGTGTCGGGCGTTTTCGTTATCGGGAAAATCCAAAAAACAAAAAAAAGGCTCATTCGAAAATGAGCCTTGCAGAAATGGTGGTTATTCGGGGATATTGAATAACCACCCTGCCAAAATCAATTAGCTTTATTGATGTTTATCCTCTAATTTTTCCATTAGTTTTTTTTCTAATCCTTCGTAAAAGTTTTCCCATATATTTCTAGGTACACTTGAAAGACGCATATCCTTTTTAGCCTTTGCAATATATCTTTTTATTTTCTTTTTTTCTTTTTCGTATTCGTTCATTCTTCCCCCTCAACAATTATGTCATTATTGGTATTTTCTTGCGTGATGAGTAACTTATCTTTTATAGGTTTTAATATCATCATTATATGTAACATCAAGTCTTGCGATTGATTAGTACCCTGATACTTAATGCAATTTTCAGTTACTATTTTTTCAAGTAATCCAAAAAGTGTTATGTAGTCTAATTGGTCATTTTCAATTACACCTTGAATTGCTTGTTCAATATCCTGTGTATTTCTTAATTGACTTTCACAAAATTCGACAAGGTCAAACCCATTGTTTGTATTTCTATCATTATTATTTGGCATTTTATTTTCCCAATGTTGATTAATATTATCTAACCTCTTAATTATGGACTTATTAATATTAATTGCAATAGTTAACTGTAATTAAATTTCAACACGAATGGACGTTTTCCCGCACCGAGATTTTGATGACGTTTTCCCGACCCGTACCGGTTTTCTTTAATAGGCGAAAATTTAAAAAAAACGTCAATGATCTCGGGAAATCTTAAAAAAACGAGCTCCTTATTTGCGATATTTCAACTTTCGGTATACTAGACTACCTCGAAAATTTTAAGTTTTAACACGAATGAACTCCCGACCCGCACCGGTTTTCTTTAATAACCACAAGCCACAAAAAAAACGTAATCGATATCGGGAAAATCTAATATGACGTTCTTTTTATTCTACCTATAAAGGGTGCGATTTTCTTGTTCACAAAATCTAAAACATCTTGAAAATTTTCTAATTGTTCACACGTTTTAGAATGACTGTAATTGTTAACCTCCATAATCGTAAATCTAGGACTATCTAAAAAACCTTGAGAAACTGCTTCCCGGTCTTTTAAATTTTTCTCATCTATCCAGATTTGCCACCCCTTGAAAGCGAACGAGGGACAAGCGTCATTATGCCATGATGAATTAATCCACTGATCCGGCAAATCGATATCAGCAAAAGTTTGTTCCCACCCTTCAAGCATACTACAGCTTTTCCATTTATTGTCTTGTACTTCTAGCATTATTATACCTCCAATGTTGTGATAGCTTATTATATACATATAATGCGATATAAAGCAAAAAAACGAGCTGCTTATTTGCGATATTTCAACTTTCGGTATACTAGACTACCTTGAAAATACAGGGTTTTAGGGCTTCAAAAGTTACGATCTAAATTTTCCGGACCTGAGACCGGGCAGGCTGCTTTTAATGCGAAAAAATCATAAAAAAACGTCAACTTTATCGGGAAATTTCAAAAAAAATCGGAAATGACAACAAAGATGAGTAAAAAGATAATCCATAGACGAGGGAAAACTAGCCCGAGGGCTAGTAAAATTAAAATTTCCAAGTATTTTCCCCTATTAAATAAACATTTTGCCAAAATTGGAATTTAAAAGTTCTTTGACGAGGTATCTAGTGACCTTAATTCCACATTTAGTTTGATAGTTATAAGAGCCAATGATGTTTGCTACTATGGTAAACGAATATTCCTTCATGAGATTAGAAATTTGATTTGATATATCAACTTCTTCGCACAAAAATTCATAAACTTTCATTTGCTCATGGCTTTTAAAACCACCTTTTTTTGCGATTGCGTCTAAACTAGCTTTATATTCTTTCGAATAATGTCTTACTGTATATGGCATAGTATTTCCCCCTAATGTTTTTAAAATACACCCCATTTTATGCTTTTTTTGCCAAAAAGTAAAATTTTTGACGTCCTTATTTGCGATATTTCAACTTTCAAGGTACTAGACCATGCCGATTTTTTTAATTTGACAAGACAAATTACCGGTTGTGCAGCGCACGGTTCTGGAAACTTAAACATGAAATCCAGTAAAAAAGGCGACAACCATGTCGGGAATTTCCACAAAGACTGTCCAAACCTCATCTACGGCCGTGAAAAAAGAAACGCAGCGCACGGGTCTGGAAACTTAAACATGAAATCCAGCAAAGAAGGCGTGGATCGTAACGGGAGTTTTCCCGATCCGCGGAACCTGGATGGCTTCTTTATATGCAAATCAATAATTTATAGACGTTTCTAGCATCGGGAAATCCTAGTCCAGGCGCACGGCTTCAGGTCATCGCTGAAAACCTTGTACCTAGTGCATTGTGCCAAGAGACTTATCATTTTCCCGCACCGCGCGCCGCCCGATGTATTAACAAGATTAATTTTTCATCAAAGACGTCAGCCGCATCGGGAAATTCTGCAATTAGATGCACGGCTCTCGAATCATGGACTTCTAGAAGTTTGAGAGCGCACTGCGAGGCATGAAAATTTAAGATAAAAGACTTTCCACCAACTTGTCTATGCTTAATGTGCCAATTAATTTGAAACTTTGAAAGGTTGCAATTCTTAACCTCATTGGCTTTTAATTCTAACCAAAAAGAACTGCCATCAATACACCCATAGATGTCAGGTATTCCATTGATTGTAGAGGATTCTATGCGAGTTAAAAACCAGCTTTTTTGTGTCTTTTGAATCAGGTTAAGTCTTTTCCAAATTTTTGATTCTGTTATCTTCATTCTACAAAAAAAACCCCTGCAAGTATGAACAGGGGTATAAGTGTTGAGCTTTTTGTTAGCTCGAGGATATGACTTAAATACTACTCGCCAACTAAGAAATCTTCAAGTTTTTTTTGACTGGCAGATTCTATGACTTGGTAAAAATCTTCCGTATCAAAATACGGACTGCTATGAATCCATTGGGTATTGTCTACCATAATACGCAAATCTTGTGCATTAAATCCATAATCTATGTACTGCCTTACAGCTTGATTAAAGTTTCCATGAATTATACTTTCGCAAATTTCATCAAACTGTTTTTGCGTTCTATATTCCTTTTTAGTTTTTTCCATTTAACTCTCCTCTTATTGTTCACATTCACATGAAATTCTTGAATGTATATCGTCGTAAGCTGATGATAAATTATAGTACCCTTTACCCTCACACATTTTACATTCTATTATTTCTTTTTTTGTTTCAATAGTAGCCATGTCATTAGGTTTGCGATAGCAGTAACCATAATTAATAGCTCTTAAAATATAATATTTACCTTTTGGTAAAACCTTTACGACATCATCAAAATCAGATTCGTTAGCGCCTATGCTTAAAGCTATTGAATCTAACTTTTCAGCATCTACTAGTACTAAATCACCCGATACGGCTTCGTCATGTTCCCCAAAATTGTCTATAAATGTTTCGTGTTCTTTATCCATCATTCCCCCCTATGCTATGCAGAATCCACCAGACATTTTACAAAACTGAATAAAATCTTGAACGTTTTCCACATCAAAATTAAAATCAGCTTGTGGCTGGTATTGGTCAAGTAAAGAAAACAACTTTTTCTTATCTTCACTTTTAAGTTTATCTTCAAATTGTTCAAACGTTATTCTAATACCTAACGAATTATCAGCAATTTTATATTCTTGATTCATTTCATACTTACGAAATAGCTTTTCAATTTCAGGCATCACCTCTTGATGATTATATTCTTTTGCTTTTTTAGTCATCTTTGCCCATTTTATTGCCTCTTTTTCAGTATGACCATGTTTAATTAGTGCTTCTAAAGAACTGGATATTCTTAAAACAACATCCTCTTTGACTTCATAAAAATCATTAGAATGCCAAGCATCTCTGTCTTCTTCTTTAATCTCTCCTGTGAATTTTCCTATGTACTCGGCTAGGGGATGCCAATACCAAACATTATTATAGAAATGAAAACCTTCGTTTTCATTTATAACTTTAGACATCATTTTTTTAATATCGTGTTGTGTTTGTTCAGGCAAACCACTAAGTTTTTTTACTATATTATCAAGTTCTTTTTTCATGTCTTCATCTTTTAAAGGTGTTCCATGAAATAGCTCTACGAGTGAAATTTGGCGACCAGTTTTATTGTATGCAGTAAAAGCATTAAAGTTTATGTCGTGGTTTTCGCATTTGTCTAAAAAAGGTTTCCAAACTTTTCCTAAATGTTCCTGTGAATAAGCAGGACTAATTCCAAATAAATCAAAACCCATAATTATCTCCCAATGTTGATTAATGTGTACCCTTATAATAGCAAATATTCAAGCATATACAAGAAATTAATACTTTTTTAAAACGCTTGACTTTCAAGTTTCCCGAGCGCGGGACCTGGTTTTTTCCAATAATCTAGTAATTTAAAAAAAGACGTAATTAATGTCGGGAAATCTCACCACTGAGTCCCGGATCCGGGCTATCAATAATCTAGTAATTTAAAAAAAGACGTAATTAATGTCGGGAAATCCCACAGTTGACATACCCTATTTAATCCTATGTAATTATATTTATGGAACAAAAAATAGACAAGTTTGGTAATTTAACCATACCTCTTTTTGACATAATTGATCAAAAAGACGCTGATAAATTTTATTATTTTTACATGGGCTTAGATAGGTCAATAAAAAAAGTAATAGAAAACGCTTTTTATCAGGCGTACACAAAAAATCTTTTAGATAGAAAAGAACCCCATATCTTACATCGTGAGGAAAACGGCATCACATATATTGAGGTTGATCCTAGTGACATAATAAGAAATATAGAGATTATCAAAAAAATTATAGCCACTAATGAAGTCGTACAAGAAGATGAAAACGAGTAAACATCCTCTGTATATAGTTGTGTGGAAAGACCACACGTCTAACTCTTCCTGGCAAACTGAAGAAGAAATAAAAAAAGAAAAATATATATTAGCTTATAGTATAGGCTATTTACTTCATCAAGATAAAGAATGTGTTAAATTATGTAATACTTATACCTCTGACGAAGGGTACGGAGGTTTAGATCTTATTTTAAAATCTTGTATTGTTGAGATGTACGAAATAGAGATAATAGACTAGTCTTTAACCTCACCTTGAATTATGATTGTGTTAGCTCCAACTTTATCTTCAAGCTCTTTTAGTCTAGTTTCGAGCTGATCTCTAGACATTCCCTCTAAAGTGCTATGTGTTATTTCTTTCTTATCAACATATTGACCGGCTAACTGACCAGACCTGAACTCTGCATTTATTGCTGCAGTATACTGACCCTTTTGCTCACTCCCATCTCTCAACCTTTCTAAAGTTTTATATCTTCTAAGTTTGTCTTTTTCATATTTGGCTTGTTCTTCACTCAACCTTATCTCTAAATACCTACACACATGCGGATTTGCCTCAGGACTAGTCAACTTACTGGCCAAAGCCATAGCAGAATTATCACTCTTTGAACTGTAACCAGCTTTAATTAAGGCGTCTTTTTTAGATATAGTTCCCCAGTTTTCAACCAAAATATCTACAAAAGCTTTTTGTTTTTCTGTCAAATCTTGAGAAGATCTGACTGTTTTTGGTTTTTGTGGCATAACATTCTCCTGTAATTATTATAATGTAATTACTTACAAATTAAAAATATAAAAAAAAATCGCAAGTTCCAGTCCTCTTTTTCCTATTTTATAGGAAGTTTTCCTAGTTTTTTCCTAGTTTTTTCCTAGTTTAAATTCAACATAAGCCTATTGGTATGCTATTTTTCCTATTTTCCTAAAATATTTGTTAATTTTATACTTTTTTTTAAAAAAAAGTTCTAAGCAACTGCATTATAGAAATTGACTATGATTAATATAATGTTATCATAGTGTCACTGAGTACGTGATTCTCTTCCCCCAATGTTGATACTCGCGTACTCTCTCAAATTATCTTTGATATAAAAATAGTGGTCACAAAGTAATTCGGAGTAATTAATATTTCATCTCTTAACTTTTTAGTTTTTCTTCTTAGCCTTTGTTTTTCTTTTAAATTATCTAAACAATTGATTTTTTTGTACATTTTGTTATAGGTGTGCCACATTAACTGTCTTTTGGTAAACCTAACAACCCTGCTGGCAACTGCTTTTTTGTAAGAACTGATAACTGATTGTGCGTCAATGTCCGCACAGGTGCACACCTCTTGAAATTTAGATCCATTGTCTAATATCCAATTATGTGCCTCTAATTTTATTAAAGAATTTTTTCTATCAGAATTAGTGATTAAAGTATCTTCAACCGCTGTTGTTAAAACAGACCTCCAAAGTTTTTTTTCACAACTTACACCGTCGTCTATTAACACATCTCTAGACATTTTAAAGCCCAGTGTTTGCAAAACTTCTGCTGATAAATTACTCATAATCAATGCCCGTAGGTTTTGATTAATGTAGATAACATTTTTTCACAAACAAGTAAAGTTTGAGTGTTGTGACCTTTTTTAATAATTAAATATTCGTTATACAAGGCCTCCATGAGATGGTTTTTTGCCTCATAATCCATGTCGGAGAGGTCAACGTCTTTGAACTGTTCCAAAGACATTTCTATGATATTTTCCCAGTCTATGTTTTTCTTTGACGACATGAGTCATTTATATCATCTTCTTCAACAATATCCAATAACTCATAGCCAGTGTGCCCAGTTCCATCGCATTTTGGACACAACATAGTACCTTCTCTAATCTCCACCACATTACTTGGCAGTGGCGAATGATCCGTGTTGCGTGTACCATTTCCCGAGCAAGCCTCACATATTACATATTTTTTTACAATCGCCATTTTTTCTCCTATAAAACTTTTTCATTAAGATTGTCCAACAAACTCTTCTTAAAAGCTTCCTGGTCAACACCCTCACTGATAGATAGTTTCTCTACCTCTTCATCTAGCATTTTAGTAATTTGTGCGGCTGGCCCACGATAATTGTGTTTACTTACCGCTTTCAATAACTTATGATCTTCAACCTTAACAGCTACACTTTTCCACTTAGTTGCATCCATTTAATAAATCTCCGTAAAATTAATCATGACAAAAACAAGTTTCTTGGTTTGGTTCGTCATCGTCAAATAGTTCGCCTTGGTTTCTTGTATTATCTAACAAAGTTTGGTAGTTAGCACGATCTTTTCTAAAAAAATGCACCATGTTATCACTACCTATTTTCTTGCCTTCTTGTTCGATCCACCAATCTGCAAGCTCTGGTTTTATCTTCATCATATTTTGAATTGTTTTAGCTCCTTTTAAGAAACATAAATCACAATTACCATATGGTGTTTTACCGCCGTTGTTGATTAGTCGTAAATCAAAATCATTATTTGTCCAAAAATTAAAAACGTCTTTGACCGTAGCTTGTGCTTCATACAATGGTGCCTCGGTATCCCAACGTTCTTTTGCGTTAGCTCTCTCTAACCTGGCCACTCGGTGTGGCTCATCATATCTTAACCCAATATAATTGTTCCAATGTTCAAAGCCCAACTCTTGCATTAAAAATGCTTTCATGGGTTTTATTTTTAAATAACTCGTACAGTACCGTGTCACGGGGTTCGGTAAAAATTGTTTACTATCAATGAGTTGTCCATAAGGTTCCCCGTTTCTCGATGCAGTTTCATACGTAACCACACGATACTTATGTTCTTGCTCCAGGTCACATTCAATCCAGTAAATTGGTACGTTCCAACGCGTTGAACATTCGTTTACAAAATCTAAAGTTTCTGGCATCTCTTTGCCAGTGTTAGAGAACACGACCGGTAAATCGTCTGGCAACTTACCATCATACTCGTCTAAAATTTTACGTAACATGTAACCGCTTGTCCTACCTCCTGAAAAACTAATACAACCAGGTGTCTCTACCCTATATGGACTTTTCATTTGATCTCCCTTGCAAGTTGCAAATGACTCTCGTAATGCCGTCATCGTCTGTCACATATTCTACCAAATCATGCAGCTTATAGTTAGTGTTATATGCCGGTTCATTATTAACCAAACCGATACCTTTTTTTCGGTCGCCTTTTATTATTTTAACCCACATTTTTTCTAAAACTTTTTGACCATTACGAACCGTAACAGAGTCATCAATAGGAAAATAACAATAGATAAAATCTTTAGGTACATCAGGGTTATTTTTTACCGTCAAATACATTTCAACACCGTGCTCTTCACAGGTGTATACAATATTATCTTCCGCCTCTTCTAAAAGTTTTTTTAATTTTCCTTCTTTTACCATTATAAAAACCCCCATACAATTGTTGCTAGTATAACTAAAAATATTGCTTTTGGAAAAAACAATAAAAGTGCTAACAGTATTAATAATTCTTTAATCAAAAGGTATGTCTTGATAGTCTTCTGGTTCTCTACAGCGTTTTTCACTTTTGGCCAGTACATGACAAGTTTCTAAGTTAAGAACCGGAGTGTAGACACACATGTCTTTAAAAGATTCTCCTTCGGCTTTACCAATTTTAGTGAGAGTTAAAGTGCCTAAAGAAATATTCTTTAGCTTATCGTAATTAACATCTAACTTGTCAGGATCCCACTCCATTTTAGCCAGACGTTTATCTATCTCTTCGACCATAGCTCTAAAATATTTTGACTGGCTTTTAAATTTATATGATTGCATCTTTGCTCCTAGTGTTGACCAAATCTTCTATATCCATACCTTTTTCTTTGTTTGTTTCAAAACGTACAAAATCAGATTGGTTTTTATTCAACTCTTCATGTTTGTGCATGTAAGTAATTAACCACTCTAATGCCATTTCTAGATGAAGGTTTGGCTCGTCACCCGTTCTAGCAGATCTTTTTTTTCCAATCCAGTAAGACCAAGATAATTTCATCACTTATCCTCCTCTCCTTCTAAAGATATGTCGCTTTTTACATAAACCCTAGACCACCACCAATTACTTGGTTGATCGTCATGTTCTACCACGTATATTCTCTCAGGGCAATCGTCTATCCAGGTTTGAAAAGCTTCTCTTCTATTCTCACGTTCTTCTAGCTCTTGTTGTTCCTGTTCCTCTTGTTGTTCCTGTTCCTCTAGTTGTATCTGATATTCTGCTTCTGTCATATGATTAGTTCACTCCTAAGTTTAGTAATTCCTACTTCACTTTTAGTAGGAACTTTTTTTGGATCTGGGTTTTTTAAACCATTTTCAAAAATATGCACCACCATTTTCATAACCTCTGGTGGTAAATTTCTTTTTGCTAAGTTTGCACCGTAAGTGCAAAACACAATGTTACTTCTCTTTCTGCCTTTAGTTTTAGTGTAACCAGCCTGTGGCACCAATTGATCAGTGGATATGTTGCCGAGCGGTCTCTGCACACCCATGTCATAATTCCAACGAATCCAAGTAAACGGCTCTCCTGTGTATGGACAAAAGTAACCAAATTCTTTTTTTTGTTTTACCCATAAATTCCAAAAAGATATAAATGTAGGATGTTCATGTATAAATCCATGTTTCTTTGCATTATTAACAGTGCCTCGCCACAACTCATGTAGGTACAACTGTTCGTCACCTTTCTCTTTTAGAGCTATTCTGTTCTCTCTGTACTGCTCATCCATCTTCTTTTGTTTAGCTGATTGTCGATAGGCTTTTCTAGCCGCCATGCCTTTTGAACTAGACCTATATTTTCTTTGACTTTCTCGATAGCCTTCAGTTTGAGCATACCTCGCACTGCTGGCTTTGCCTTTAGCACTCTTATCATACTTTTTTTGAGTGGTTTTACGATTTGCTTTTTTTTGTTTTTTGTTTAATAAGTCTTTTTTCTTTGTATATTGATTTGCCATTTTTACTCCCAATTAGTTAAAGAAAGCGAGCTGTTTCGAGTATCATCAAACTCATTTTTAGGAACAAACAACCCGCCCTCACTTAGCGTCAAATACAATAATGAAGGACAAGCTATTATATGTCAAGATAAATCTCTAATTAATCTCATACTACCTCGCCGAAATCTTTTCCTAACGCTACGTCAACCACACTAGGCACCTTAAGTTCTATGCAGGTTTCCATAATTTTAGTAATTTTTTCGACTTGTTCTTGATTTACTATACTGAAACAAAGCTCATCATGGATTTGCAACATGGGTGTCATACCCTCTTTGTGGCAGTCAACGACAGCTTGTTTGGTTTGATCAGCGGCACTACCTTGAATCAACCTATTTAACGCTTTATATGTAAAAGCACGTTTTATGTTGTTGGCACCGTATTTTGCAGAAGCGTTCTCAAATCGCTCCGCAGTGTGTATTCCAAAATCTTTGGGCTCCCACATATCAAAACGACATTTACGCCCTAATTTCGTCCTTATAACGCCTTCTGAGGCCGCTTTTTGCATACATTTATCAGACAAAAGCTTCACAAATGGCACTTTGTTGTTATATTGATTAATTAAATTAGTGGCTTCTTGAGAATCAAGTCCTAACATACCAGCCAACTTGTGTTTACCCATGCCATACATAAGACCTAAACCTATGGTTTTAGCTTGTTTACGCTCTATACCAACCAGGTCTGCGACTGTTTGATGAAAATCTGCGTCAGCGTTAGCGTAGGCTTCTACTAATTCCTCAGAACCAGTTAAACCTTCATCGACAGAAGCTGCATAGTGCACCACGAGCCGTGGTTCTTGTTGCGAATAGTCAAAGCTACCCCACTGGCAACCTTCTTCCGGTAAAAACAAACCTCTAATCAGTGGCCCAAACTCTTTGGATCTTGCTGGTAGTTGCTGTAAGTTTGGATTCGACATGGCCAGTCGACCACTAACTGTGCCGCCCTGATCATTTTTAATTTGTCTAATTTCTGAATGAATGCGTCCTTTATGTTCATATTTTAAAATAGAACTAATAAAGGTGTTATGAAATTTATTTACCTCTCTTGCCTGAACGATAAGTTTACTAATCTCATTAGGATTATTATTTAACCAATTTTGTGTAAAGCTTGGTTCATCTGTTTTAGTTCTAGGGTACTCAATACCTAACTTATCAAAAGCAAATCCTATTTGTCTTGCAGCCCAAATATCAACGTCCTGCCCAACTAACTTTTTAATTTTTCGCAATATCTCTTGTTCTTGTTTTTTAAAAGTAAACTGCATCTCAACTGTTTTATCCATGTCTACTCGAATGCCAGTTTCTCTCATCTGCACTAAAATGGGTAACAGAGATTTTTCTAACTCCCAAATGGTTTCCAGACTTTGATTATATATTTCGCCTTTAAACCTCTGCCATAACAGAAGCGTGAGCCGTGCGTCTTGCTCTGCGTAGAAACCAACATGCTCTGCTGGTAACTTCCACATCTCACCTTTCGGGTCTACCCCGTGTTGCTGTGCAGCTTCTATTAAACCAGTCTCTGCTTTAAGTTCGCCAAGATAATCTTTCGACAACGAGTTTAAAGTGTAACTGTATCTATTTTCATCAATCAAAGCACCGGCAACCATGGTGTCTACGATTTCGCCGTTAACATCAATATTCATCGACCGTAACCAGCCAACATCGTACTGAGCGTTATGAAATATTTTTGTCGCAGGCAAAGCACAAACATCCTTCATGTATTTAATGACCTGCTGCTTAATTAAATTACCACCACCAAAATGTGCAAAAGGAAAATACCCCTGCCACCCTTCAACGGCTACCGCAAACCCAATGACATAACCACTTTTGGTTGCCCAACCTGCACCTTTACCATCTCTTAGTCCTTCGTCGCAAGTTTCTAAGTCAATCGCTATCTCATCATAACCACTCAAATCTTTGTATTCGTTTGGCGCTGACCAAATGTGTTTTTTAAAGTTAAAAGTTAACTGCAGATTAGACATCCTTATTCTCCTGTATGTAAATTAAATAGTCTTTGCCAATTGGGTAATTATACTTATGGTCAGTTGATAATAAATGCAAAGAATCTTTAGCTCTGGTAACACCTGTGTAAATAACTCTTTTTTCATCAGACTGCTCTTCAACATTTTTATGAGAAAAAGATGCTGGCCAGTTTGCTTTAGAATACAATAACACGTTGTCTGCCTCTCCCCCTTTAACAGAGTGTATAGTATCAATAATTATTTTTGGATCAGAGTCTAACGCTTTTTGTCCGTAACGTTGTAGCAAACGAACAAAGTACAACACCTGAGTAGGTGTAAAATTACGTTTTAAAATGTGCCACCATTCAAATTCTTTTTCAATTAATTTTAATTTTAAACCACACCACTCAACTAAATAATTAAAATCAATAACAACATTGTCGGGTATGTTCATCCAAAATTTAGCTTGCCTGAAAGAAACATCTTCTAATTCTCTTATGTAGCGATACATGTTTTCAGCTTCACTTTTATCAATACTTTTGTTTTTTTGCAGTTTAGTCCAACTCTTAATCGCTTTCCACTGTTTTTGATCAAAAGACTTATTGCCCTTATTGTCAGAAAAATACAAACCTGAAGTTTTAGCAAAGACCCGTAACTCATTAACAGTGGTGTTAACTCTACCTAGTACATACCAAGTTCCAGGCAAGTCTCCCACAGGCACTTCATTAAAATTTAAGTAACGTTTTACTGCGCCCTCTTTTTCTAAGTAATCATACTCTTTGTCCACACTGTCTATTATACCTCTTCTTATTATTTGTGAGAAATGATGAATGTCTTTTCCAAAACGTCTTGTTTTACGTAAGACAACTTTTCGTCCTGGAAAATACTCAGTGAAATATTTAGGATCAGCACCGTTCCAACGATAAATACCTTGATCATCATCGCCAGCCAAATAAATTCTTTTTACATTGTCGGCCATCTTGTACACAACAGACCATTGTAAAGGTGTAAAGTCCTGAGCTTCATCTAGAATCAAGACTTCTAAC